GCCAAAATAAAAATGTTAACTGATGCTGCTAAATCATATGGAATAGAAGAAGGCAAGCCAGTATTTTTATCAGGACACCGTAGAGTAACAGACGAAGAATATGAATATCAAAAGCAGAGACTTGAGTGGGGTCTTATACCCGATGAATTAGATTATGGTGCTGCTAGAGATGAATTAATGAATCACCAAAAAGGACTTATTAAGTAATGTCATTTGAATATGTAGAAGATGAAGAGTCACAAGAAATTCAAATAACTTCTTCTGGTGATATTTTTAGGTTTTATTCATCACAGGATGAGCATACAGATCCATTTCTTATGCCAGCAGAAGAATTAAAAAAATATTCTGGCCTATCATCAAACTTTAAAAGAAAAACATCTAGAAGCCTACAAAAGTTTCATCAAGGAGTATCTGGTGTAAAATCTAAGAAAATAGAAGATCCAGATGTAACTGGGTACGTCATGTTTGAGGCAGTTGAGCCTCCATATAACATGGATTATTTAGCAAGAGTCTATGAAGTTTCATCCCCTCACCATGCCGCAGTAGATGCTAAAGTATCTAACATTGTTGGATTAGGATACGATCTTATTGAAACAGATGAAACTAAAGATAAAATAGAAGAAATAGATGACAATGATTCAGAAAGACTTAATTTTCTAAGAAGAAAGATTTCTCGTTCAAAAACTCGTTTGAAGAAAGATATTGATAATTTAAACGAAGATGAATCTTTTACAGAAACCATGAAAAAAATTCTTACTGATTATGATGCAACTGGTAACGGATATATGGAAATTGGTCGAAAGATCGATGGAACTATTGGTTATATTGGTCATATTCCATCTTCTAACATGAGAGTAAGAAGAAATAGAGATGGATTTATTCAAATAGTAAACAATAAAATTGTTTTCTTTAGAAATTATGGAGATACATCTACTTCAGATCCACTAGGAAGCGATCCTCGTCCAAACGAAGTAGTCCACTTTAAAAAGTATACTCCTACAAATAATTATTATGGAGTGCCAGATATCATCCCAGCATTACCCGCTCTGGCAGGGGACGAGTTTGCGTCCAAGTTTAACCTGGACTACTTTGAGAATAAGGCTGTTCCTAGGTACATTATTGTAGTAAAGGGTGCTAAACTTTCTAATGATTCTCAAAGAAAACTTCTTGAATTTTTCCAGACAGGATTAAAAGGAAAGAATCACAGATCTTTATATATTCCACTTCCAGCAGATGATGGAAATACAAAGGTGGAATTTAAGATGGAGCCAGTTGAGGCTGGAGTTCAGGACTCCTCTTTTAGAAACTACCGACTTGAAAACCGAGATGAAATACTCATGGCTCATAGAGTTCCAGTAACTAAAGTAAGTATGGGCTCTGGAGTGTCTTTGGCAGCGGCAAGGGACGCAGACAAGAACTTCCGCGAACAGGTAACTAAGCCAACCCAGGACTACTTTGAGAAAAAAATAAATAAGATTATTCGTGAATTTACAGATATGTTTTCTCTTAAGTTTAATGAACTTAGTCTTACTGATGAGGATACGCAGTCTAAGATTGACGAAAGATATCTTAGAATGCAAGTTATTGTTCCTAACGAAATTAGGGCTAAGAAGGGATTGCCAGCACTAGATGGAGGCGATACCCCAGTAGTTCTTAATGCCCGTGCAGCGGCAGAACAGACTGCTCAAGCCACAGGAAACAGAAGAAGGGATCAAGCGCGTCAAGCAACCCAACCAGACATTGACGGAGAGGCTAGAAATCCACAAGGCGATGGAAGGTCTGTGCAATAGTTGTGTATAAAATTTTGTATTAATTGATTACCTTGATAGAATTTATTTGAGATGGAAATAACTAAATCTTATTGGCATAGTGACGGCGACCGTATAAGTCTGTCCGTACCGTTCTTCAAAGTCGATGAAGAGCGCAGAATAGTTTCTGGATTTGCCACATTAGACAATGTAGATCGACATAACGATATTGTTGATGCAGACGCCTCTATCAAGGCATTTGATACATTCAGGGGCAACCTCCGCGAAATGCATCAGCCAATTGCTGTCGGCAAGGTCACAAACTTTAGAGAAGAACAATTTTATGATAAGTCAACTGGACAGTCATATCGTGGAGTTTTTGTAGATACATATGTTTCTAAGGGTGCCCAAGATACCTGGGAGAAGGTGCTTGATGGCACCCTCTCTGGATTTTCTATTGGTGGCAATATCACAAAAGTAGATCAAGTTCAAAAGGGTGATGACATGGTTCGTGTCATTAAAGAGTATGAACTTGTTGAACTTTCATTAGTAGATAGCCCAGCAAATCAACTTGCAAATGTATTTTCCATACAAAAAGTAGATGATCGCGTTGTAGCAACAGGCATTGCTACAGAAATTAAAATGGATAATATTTTCTGGTGCGATACAGATCAGATTGCGGTAGCAAAAGATCACGATTCCTCAACATGTTTAGTCTGTGATTCAGAAATGACTAATATTGGTTGGGTAGAGTCAAATGACGTTGCTAAGAATCAGGAAATTGGCAAGGCAATTGATCGACATGTTACCAAAGCATCTCCTGGATCTGTAAAGGTCGGAGACTTTGTTTCTTGGAATTCAAGTGGTGGAACAGCAAGGGGAAAAATTGAAAGAATCGCCACTTCTGGCTCTATAAATGTACCAGACTCAGATTTTACTATTAATGCAGAAGATGGCGATCCTGCAGTACTTATTAGAGTTTATAGAAAGTCATCTGATGGCTGGGAGCCTAGCGATACTCGCGTAGGGCATAAGATGAGTACCCTAAGAAAAATTGAAGACTTGCCTGAACCAACGGTAACAAAGCAGGCAAATAACGAAACCAATATTGAAGGAGGTGCAGTAGAAAATATGGAAATTGAAAAAAGTGAAGAAGTCACAGATGTTGAAGAAACAACTGAAGAAGTTGTAGAAAAGGGAGCCGTAGTTGCAGAGGAAGCAACAGAGGCCACAGAATCTGTGTTAGAAGAAGCCTCTGAAGAGGTAGAAGAAGACTTAGAAAAGACTGCTGTCTCCGATGTTGAGGTTGAAGAACCCGACTTTGTTAAAATGTTGGAAGACCTCAAGAATTTCTTCGGAGAAAATATTAATAAGAGTGCAGAAGAAACTAAGTTAACAGTTGAAGAACTTAGCAAGAGCATCGATGCACAAATTACAGACCTGGCTGAGAAACATGAAAATCTCAGCAAAGCAGTTGAAAATATAAAAAGCGCAATCGATACAATCGAAAAAAGAGTCGATTTGGTCGAAAGTGAGACTGCTGTTAAAAAGTCCGGCGATCTTGATGGATCAAAGGAAGAAACAACAATAAGAAAGAGTATCTGGAGCGGATCATTCCTCGCAGCCCGTGATCTATGATACATAAACTGAAAGGTAGGTGAAAAGCAAAATGAGCAATGAACTTTTACAAAAAGTAATCGACACAACTGAAGTTGGTGCAGGCGGTGGTGGCCTTTTAAAGCCAGAGCAATCAAATCGCTTCATTGACTACATGTTCGATGCAACAATTTTAACTCGCGCAGCCCGTACAATCCGTATGCGTGCAGATACAACAGAGATCGATAAGGTCGGTGTTGGTGAGAAGTTGATGGTTCTCGCAACAGAGGGAGCCGCTACTGGTCAAACAGACCGTGGCGCAACATTCACCAAGGTTTCTCTTACAACAAAGAAACTCCGTCTTGACTGGGAACTTTCAAGCGAATCCCTTGAGGACAACATTGAGGGAGCAGACCTTGAAGATCATATCGCACGCCTTATGGCAACACAGGCTGGCAACGATGTTGAAGATTTGGCAATCAATGGTGACACAGCATTATCATCTGACAACCTTTACAAAGCATTCAATGGCTTCCGCAAGTTAGCCCTTAATGGTGGACAGGTTGTTGATGCTGGTGGTGCTACAATCACTAAGGCAGTCTTCAATAGCGCACTTAAGAAAATGCCTCGTAAATACAAGCAACGTCGTAACCAGTTGCGCTTCTTCACCGGAAGCAACTTGGTTCAGGACTACTTGTACAACCTCACAACAGTTGGATCAACACCAGAAGATATCGCTTCAAGCATTCTTCGTGGAAATCCAGCAGCCCCTGAGGGTGCCCCAGGTGGAGTTATTCCATTTGCATTCGGCATTCCAGTAGTTGAGGTTCCGTTAATCAACGAGACACGTTCTGGCGATTACTCAGGTGCAACAGGAAATCATGGTGAAGTCCACTTGACATTCCCACAGAATTTCATTATCGGCATCAAGCGTGATGTTACTGTTTACCGTGAATTCAAGCCAAAGAAGGATACAATCGAATACACACTCTTCATCCGTGTTGGTGTGGCAATCGAGAATCTTGATTCTTTCGTAGTTGTAAAGAACGTCAAGATCGCATCCTGAAATTAGTTATCTAGTGCGTCAGGGAGGGATTAAAATCCCTCCCTTTCGCCTTTTCTGATATAATTAATGTTGAGGAAAAGGAGTTTTAATGTCTTTTAATACAATGAAAACGGCTGATTTAAAAAAGGTAGCGGAACATTTCGCTGTTGATTTAGAAGATGCAAAGACAAAGGGTGCAATACTTTCAGCATTAGAAGAAGAAGGAATCACATACGAAATGTACGATAAATTTCTTAATGCGGAAACAGTAAAGCCAGATATTTTAGATAAGCCTAAAAAGCGTGAGTCCAGTCCAAATGATGTGCTAGTAAGAATGGATAGAGAGAATGCACACTATGAAGTAAATGGATATACATTTACTAGAGAGCATCCATTCGCAGTAATGCATCCAGATGATGCGGAGTTTATATTTGAAACTCAAGAAGGATTTAGAATGGCTACCCCACGCGAGGTTCAAGAATACTATAATTAATAGGAGTGATGGCAATTGATAGAAACATATACTGGTACTAGAGGATTAATAAATATAACCACTCATGATATCTATGGATTGCCAACGCAACCAGATAATAATTTAAATCCAGCCGTAGTAGTAAGAGATCCAGAAACGAATCAGATTTTACTTCAGTCTGTCGCAAGTCTCCTGGATACGGACTATCCAGGAGACTACCAGTTTGTTATACCTTCACAGTATGTTCAATATGATAGAGTACTAAAAATTGAATGGTCATATACTATAGATGGCTCTCAAATTAAGGAGACCGACTTTGTTTATGTAATTACTCCATATTCAACTGTAGATGAAGTAGTATCGGAACTTGGATTCTCTATGAGGCCAGAAGACTCTAACTATTACTCTTATGAGAAAATACGCAGCGCGGCCCGTGTCGCAAGAATGATGATAAACACCGAACTTGGATTTTCTATTGGTAAATATGAGAAAACAGTAGTTGCTTATGGCGATGGAGCAGACGTTCTTCTTCTACCAGAAAAAATAATAAGTATCTCATCAATATATGAAAATGATGAGTTGGTTATAAATAACTCAAATAACTACAATGTTTTTGGATACGAGGTAGAAGTTACTGAAACTGGATACGGTATTAGAATAATTCCTACAAACCCTGGCGATGACATAGATGAAGAAGAAGAATTTGATTACATAGGATTGAATAAGGGTAGGTTTAGAGATGGGTATAGGTATGAAATAACTGGAACATTCGGATGGAACTATGTTCCAGTAGAAATTAAACAATGCATGTACCTTCTAATTAATGACCTACTTTGCAACGACTCTCTTTGGAGAACAAAATACGTTAAAAAAATAAATAGTGGTCAAATGTCTGTAGAGTTATCAAGTCAGTCCTTTAATGGTACTGGAAACGCTTTGGTTGATGCTATTTTACAAAAGTTTAAGATGATACAGGCTGTGATTATTTAATGTATGGATGCTTACAAAGTTCTGTATTCAATATGACTGCTGATATTTATTATCAAATAGAATCTCAAGACCCATCTACTAACGAAATTGATAGAAGATGGTCACTTTTAAAAAATATATCTTGCACTATAAATCCAATTAGAGAGAGCGGTGGTTCTGCAACATCAGATAATAAATATTTTTCTAAAGAGTATACAGAAGATTTAGAAACAAAAATGTATAGTATGGAGCAATTAAGTAAAAGATGGCGCGTTTCAGGAATTAAAAATAACTCTGGAACCGCTCTTTATAAAGAAATAGATAGAATATCTAGTCCAGATACCATATTTGAGGTCTATGCTTCACACCCGATACTTGACATATTTGGAAATATTCAATACTATGAAAATCATTTAAGAAGAACTACGGTACAGAGTAATGATTAATATCAAGGTTACTGAGTCTTCTAAAAATGAATTATACATGGAACTAGAAAATAAAATTAGAGGTATGCAGGAATTATCAAGTTCTGAAACATCAAGAGATATTATGACGGCAGCATATTCTATTTCCGCATTAAAGTTTATTAAGCATACCAATCTACTCGCAAGATCTGCAAAAAAATCATTTCACCATGTTTATGAATGGGGTGCGGTGGGAAGAGAAAATGGTAGGCTCTTTAGAATAATAAAGAGACAGGCTGGGTCTACATCTGCATCTGTTTACTATAAATTTAATAACTCAAAAAAGTCCAGCCCAATAGCACCAGAACTAAGAAAATCTGGTAAGACTGGTAAAAAAGTAACTAAGAGTGGGGTCTTTAAAAGAAAAGCGGAAGTTATGGAGTCTGGATCTCCTGTATCTTTTATAACATCTAGAAATATTGCATTTAGCACTAAAGATAGTGGGATAGTTTTTATCCCTCCAGGTAAAAAAATAAATATTATGAATCCAGGAGGTCAGGACACAAATGGATCATTTAGGAGCCACTTTGTTGCTTGGTGGAAATTAAATTTTCCCAATGTGCTAGAAACGGAAAATATTCCAAAATCTTTAGAGGTAAATGTGGCAAGAGCCTTATCTGCGAAAGGAGCGGGTCCAGCATCTGCCAGATCTGCTATTAAAAGAACTCTATCCCCACATCTAATAGTTGGAAGTGTAATATGACAATATATAGAGAAAATGCTAGATCTATAATAAATGCCTTTTTGTGGAGTGAAATTAAAGAATCTGGCGTACTGGATGATGATGACTATAGGCCAGATAATTTTACAAAAAGTTTAGTACCAATTATACCAGCACAAGAAGTTCCAGAATTTAATAATCTTCTTCAGGATAAAACATATATAATTTATGATTATGAAATAAATGATTATATGGATAAATGGTGGATTTGTGAAGAATCAATGTCATATTCCATAGTGGGAACTAAATTCGGCAAGGTTATGGAAATAACAGAACTAATGGTCGATTTGTTTAGAAGAAAAGACTTGTCTGGTAAAGATTTACAATCATTTAATACTAACCAGGAAAAAATAAAATTTTATTCTGCATGTTTAGATTATGTCAGCAGCCCCTCCCCAGCGGAATCAGAGGGCGGAAGAATAGTTGGAGTAGTACAAATAACATATAAATATTCTAGAGAAGTAGATTCAACTGGAAGGTTTACATAGTTTGCTTTCCTCCTTAACAATGTTATTATATAAAAGAGGAATGATCAATCTGGATATTAATAAATTAATATCCGAAAGGTAGGTGAAAATTTAAATGGCTGGATCTATTTCCAATATTCTCGTAGGTGCTGCACAGATCTTCTTGAGCAAGAATGACAGCACAGACGTTTCAGGTTATCCAAAGGCTATGCCGACATTTGGTAACAAGAAGGCATCAGCATACTTGTTAAACGACGGAGTAGCAGACTGGAGAGATGTTGGCTTCACATCAGAAGGACTTGAGGTTTCTTACGAACCACAGTACGGAGAGGTTGAAGTTGATCAACTCCTTGACTCCGCCCGTATCTTCAAGACACAGTTGAGAGTCATGCTTCGTACTTCCTTCAATGAAGGAACATTCGAGAATATCAACACAGCATTCGGACAAAAAGACGCCGCTGTAACAACAGCAGTCGTTACAGGAGGATCTGCTGGTACACCAACAACTACACCAGTTGCATCATACACAGCAACTCCATCAGGATCAGGAGCAGCAAGAGTAATGAATCTTGAAGGAGGCTCACTTGGTGAGGCTCCTGTAGAAAGAGGACTCGTTGCTATTGGCGCTGCACCAACATCCTTGTCAGCAGACAAGTCTGAGAGAGTTTATCTCGCTCGTCGTGTACTTTCAATGGAGACCGTTTCACACGCTCTCCGTAGAAATGAGTCAACTGTCTACCCTGTTACATTCCGTTGCCTCCCAGACCCACAGTTCCCAACCGCTGAATACGGTGAGGTTCTTGATCGCGTTTGGTCAACACAGTAATTAAATTTATAACTTAATAAGTAGTAAAGGTGCGGCCCCGCAAATGCGGGGCCAATCCTTTATGTTTTGAGCAACCATTTTGATATAATTATATTGCTACTTAGGAGGAAAAAATTGGCAACAACAATTTATGATACTGCTGAATTAGAACTGGAAAACGGAGACAAGATCATTGTCAAGCCTTTACCAATTAAGCAGTTAAAGAAATTTATGAAAGTAATTAGAGAGTTAGACTCAGAAGAAGTTAAGAGTGAAGAAGATGCTATGGATATATTTATCCAGGCTTCTATGATTTGTTTAGAAAAGACTAGGCCAGACCTTTCAGAAGACAAGGACGCCTTTGAGGAAAGTGTTAATATTCCTACAATGATGAAGATTCTTGAGGTTTGTGGAGGGTTAAAGATGAATGACCCAAATCTCCTAGGGGCGGCTCTAGTTGGGACGACTTAGATCTAGCCTCTTTAGAATCGGAGGTTTTCCTTTTGGGAAACTGGAAAAACTATGAAGAACTAGAAGATCAATTGTCTGTAGATGAGTTATTAGCAACGCTAAATGCTCAAAGAAAGCGCAGATATGAAGATCAAAAATTCTTTGCAATGATCCAGGGCATTGATATATCTGATAGTGATGAAGTTTCAGATATCGCAGACCTAAAGGGTGCCACAGCCGTCCAGCAAGGATTTGGTGTAGGTGTGGGACTTGGCCATGCCATCATGGAGGTAGTTGAGCCATGAGTCGCATAGAACTTAATATAGTTGCTACGGGTAATTTTAGAAATGTAGAAACTTCAGTTGCTAGATTAAGATCTCAAATAGATTCTCTCAATGCCTCTATGATGAGCATTGGGTTTAATTCTGCATTATCTAATTCAGTATCATCATTCCAAAATCAGTTCAACAACGCCATTGATAGTAGCGGCATGTTTGAACGACACATGGTAAACCTTACAACAGAAACTACTAGATTCGGCAGGAGCCTTGAGTCTGGTAGCGCTAGGCTTGGTCAATTATTTAAAGCAGCCTCTGACTATAGAAGAGGCGAGTTAGGTCAAATTAGACAACTTGCAAGAGAACAAGTAAGGCTTATGAATTCCACAACCATGAGAATGGCTGATGGTGCTACTCAAGTAATTGTTCCTAGAGGAATTGATGAAGGAATTGAAAAGCAAAGAATTCTTAATCAAGAATACAGAATCTTTAGACAAGTAGTTGCTAATGGGTCTACTGAAATTATTAATTGGGGCAAGAATACACAATGGGCTGGTAGGCAGTTAACAGTAGGATTAACCGTACCACTCACCATCTTTGGAGCAGCCGCTGGAAAAGCGTTTATGGATGCTGATAAGCAACTAACAAGACTTACTAAGGTTTATGGAGATGCAACAAAGGGTATGGTTAACTCTAGCGAGTTGGCTAAAATAAGAAGTGAAACTCTAGCATTATCTCAAGAAATTGCTCGCACTATGGGAGTTTCAGTTGAAGAAACTCTAGGAATTGCTGCAGATATTGCTGCTACTGGAGTGCAGGGCAACGAGTTGCTTGCTGCTACTAGCGAGGCAATGAGATTATCAGTACTCGGAGAAGTTGATAGACAAGAGGCTATGAAGGCTACTCTTTCAATTCAGAGTGTGTTCAAAAAGGATACAGAAGGTCTAACGCAATCCATTAACTTACTCAATGCTGTAGAAAATCAAACCTCTGCAACAATTAATGATTTAGTAACTGGAATTGTTAAGGCTGGACCAGTTGTGCAAGGTCTGGGTGGAGATGTTGAGGATCTCGCAGCAATGATGGTTGCTATGCGTGAAGGTGGCGTATCTGCATCTGAGGCAGCCAACGCAATCAAGTCATCTCTAGCATCCTTGATTAATCCTACAAAACAAACAACGGAAGTCCTGTCAGGATTTGGCATAGACATTAAAAGTATTGTAGATAAAAATGCTGGAGATGTTATTGGAACCCTGATGGATCTACAGTCTGCTTTAGCAGGACTTGATGATTTAAGTAGACAAAGATCTATCGAACAGATCTTTGGTAAGTTCCAATTTTCAAGAATCAATGCTCTTCTAGCGAACCTCGGCAGGGCGGGAAGTCAGACAGAACAAGTGTTTGCTATAGCAGGAATGAGCATAGAGGAACTTGCAAAAAATGCAGACGCAGAATTAAAAGCAGTAACAGAGTCAGTTACTGGTAAATTCCAAAGGGCTTTCGAATCACTAAAGGCAAGCCTCATCCCAATCGGTGAGACATTTGTAACTATTGGCACGATATTACTAAATGTTGGAAATAAAATATTAGAAATATTTAATGCTATACCAGACCCAATAAAAAATATTATTAATGGATTATTAGGATTCACGGCGGTACTTGGTCCAATTATTATGATTACTGGTGTACTAGGTAACTTCTTTGGCTATCTAGTTAAAGGCATATCAACATTAATGGCATTTAAGAAAGAGGGCAGGGGAGCCTTTGATCTATTAACATTAGACTCTATTGCTGCAAGAGATGCCTCAGAGTTGCTCTCAGAAAGCCTTTACGATCAAGGTACTGCTATGAATACAATGGCCCAGGCTGTGGACACCCTGGTCAAAAAACTTCAAGAACTTGTTAATCAATTAAATCATACAAAGAGTGCATCTGGAGGATTGGATCAGGTTTCACAGGGTGTTCTAGCCAATGCAGAAGCCGCAGCAATTGTAAGAATGGGTCCAGGAACTCCATATACTACTCCTGAAATTCCATGGACTAAGGAGCAAGGAAGACAAAGATATAAAGGCAGGGCAGAGGCTGGAGTAACGTATTCCCACCTAACACCAGAGTCTATGCTGGGGGGAAGAGGAGTACTAGGGCTTGGTACATTTGTTGATCAGGCAGGATCTGATGTTCAGAAAGATCTTAAAAATTTCTATCAAGATTTAGTTTCATTAAGAGAAGAATCAATAACTCCAGAAATTAGAAGACAAGCCTTAGAAGACTTATCTAGAGGTTATCATGGCACAGGACCAGCATTAGAAGCCTCTCTAGCACAAATTAGAGCATTAACAGATGAGCAATTGGCGCAAATTCTTCCTACATGGGAAAAACTTACAACTCAGTCTACAGAGTATTTTGCTATTCTTTCAGTTGCTGCAGAAAAAGCAGAAGCAGGGAATCAAGAAGTTGCTGCAGCGTTTAAAAAATATTCACAGGATATAGAATCTGGTAGAGATCCAATCGCATCTTTAAGTGAATTAAGATCTGCTATAGATGGTACTGATCAGGCCGTAGATAAAAAAGTTAAAGAAATCGCGGCAGAGTTCGATAAAATCGAACAAGAACTGCTTGCCATGCCAGCGGGACGAGAAAGAGCAGTTCGTACAGCAGAACTAGTTAAAGATAGAATAATAACTCCATACGAGATTGATCCTACACAAACACTTTCTGCTGCTGGAATTAAAGGAATGGGCGAAGGCGGGTTAAGAAATCCATTACTACATGCCATTCAAATGTACACAGATAGAATGTTTAATGATGCTCAAATAAGTCAAGAAATGTCTGCTGCATTAGCAACAGGAAATAAAAAACTTGTAGATGCATTATTAAGATTGGCGGAGGCCAGACAGCGTGAAGCCATGGCGTCGGAAGAAAATGTTGCAGCAGAAGAACAGTACCAACTTGCTGCAAAGAATCAAGCAGAGGCACAGGCAGCATATGCTAAAGCACAAAAAGAAAGCGCACAGGCGTTATTAAGATATGGTCCTAATAGCCCTCAATACAAGGCTGCGAAACAGGCAGAATATCAGGCTCAACAAAAATTAATTCAGTCAGATATTCAATTAGTTGCCGCATCAGAAAGAAAAAAGACAGCCATATTGCAAAGTAACAGGGCTAGCCAAGAACTTTCTGAAGAAGAAATTCAATTAGCAGCATTAAGAGAAAGACAATCTCTGGAAGTTACAGAAAATATTGTTTCTACCCAAAGAAATAGTGATTCTACTAATAAAGGAACTGTAGCAAGAGAAGGGCAAACTGCAGCAATATCTTCTAACAAAGGAGGAATGCTTGCGGGAGGCAAGTTGGGAGGAGCAATAAGCCTTGCAAGTATGGCTGCGATGTTCCTACCTCGTCCTGGAGAAGATACTGGGGCTGGGCAAGCAATGAATGCTGGAATAAATATAGCAAATATGGCTGGCATGGGCGCAATGTTTGGACCCAAGGGACTTGCTATAGGTGCTGCTATAGGTGTCGCTGTAGAAGGAATTTCATTCTTTGGCAGAAGGTCTGAAGAAGCAGCAGCAGAACTTGCAAAACTAAAGGCTGGAATAGAAGCGTCTAAGACTGGACTCACAGAACTAGAAAAAGAATTCTTTAATGTAGAGCCGTTAAAACAATTAGAAGATTTACCATTAAATGCATTTAATCTAAGAACGCAAGAGGCTACTAATAAGTTAAGAGAGTTTGCTAATGCTGTAGCAAACGCGGAGCCAGGAAGTGTTGAGGCTGGAAGAAGAGATCAAATTGCATCTATGGAATCTGCAGAGCAATTTATTAATGATCCAATGTTTAGTAAGATGGTTTCAGAAGCACTTCTAGGTGGCATGGATATAAAGAGCATTAAGACCATGATAGGTGGTTATTTATCTGCTACTGGTAAAGAAATATTTGCTCCAATTGTAAATGCTGAGTTAGATCGAATAGGAAAACTTGGCACAAAGCCAGAAGAAATAGGAGCAAAGTATCTAGCACAATTACAAGATATTGCTGATAGAGTAATTAGGGGTGCTGATTATACTGAAAAAGAAGCAGATAGATTAAGAAAAGCACAGCAGTTGTATGAAGAATCTAGAGGCGGGAAAGAAGTACTAGCAGTTAACCCTCAAACTGGGGAAAGTGAACAGGCTAATTTAGCAGATACTGCAGTATATCTCAATAGCATAGCAGAACAATTTGGAATGACTCTAGAAGAACTGCTAGGATTAATTCAAGAACGAATAACTAATCCTGAAGCAGAAAGTAACCCAGCAGTAGATGCTGCTATGAAAGGGCTTTCTGTAGATGGTCAGCAATATGGACCAGAATTTAATCAATTCATACTTGATATCTTGCCAGCATTAAAAGAAGTCGTTGCCATATCTCCAGACTTATATGAAATAGAAGACGTTATGGGGGCTGTTGGCAATGAAGCATCTATGATGGCTCAAGGAATATTTGCTGCCATGGCTTCTGGGGGGCAGACATTTGATCAATTCTTAACTTCACTAGGCGCTAGTGCAAATGCTTTAGATAGTAATAAGCAACTAATTGGTGAAATACAAACACAAATTAATGAAATGTCTCCAGATGCTGGTAGAGCATTCTCCATGATGATGGAAAGCGGAGTTCAACTTCAAGATGCATTAAGAATTGTATCAATGGTTATTGCTGATGTTAATACAGACTGGGCAGCACTTGCTGATATGGCAAGAACTAATCCTGCAAACTTTAGAGCGAATGTTTGGACCTCTTTCATACAAGGAAGTCCAGTTGGAACAACTCCTACCGCCCAGGCTGCGACGAATCCAGAAGATGCAATTCAATCAGCATTAGGAGCCATAGATTACTCAGGTGACGCTGGCGGAGGATCTGGAGGATCTGGATCAGACTACTACGACAAACTTATTGAAGCACAAGATAAGATAATTGAAGGTATTCAAAAGGAACGTGAGGAGCGTCAAAAACTACTTGAATTACAAGAAAAGCAAGTGGATTTTGCACTACGCAGACAAGACTTAGAAAATCAAATAGCCAGAGCAACAGCAGAAGGCAATTTTGCGGAAGCGGCTCTTTTACAGGCACAATTAAATGCAGAAAAAGAAAAATATCAAGCAGAAGAGATTGAAAGAAGAAGGCAGGAAAGAGAAGATAAGAAAATTGCTGCCGCTGAAAAAGAAAAAGAAAGACTTCAAAAACTTCAAGATGCTTCTTCTGGTGGCGGCGGTGGTGGGGGATCTACTGGTCCTTCAGCAGCACAACAGAAATGGACTGCAAATAGAGTAGAGGTTCTAACTAGTGGAGTTGTTAACTGGACAGAGGGTGCGGAACTAAGAGTAAGAACTTCACAAATGGGGCCATGGACAGCCTTCTTCGATAGTGATAGAGTAAAATCTTATAGACAAGAACTAGAGAAATTAAATATACCCGCAGAAAATATAGATCAAATATTAAATGAATTATATGATTCATGGATAGACAACAATAATCAACTGTTTGCTCAAACCGATGATTATAAGTTTATAGAAGATTCATTGAAGAAGATGGGCGTAGCAGGAGAAGATCTAAAAGAAGTAATGCCAGATGTTTTCGGGGCACTTCTGGATAAAGAACTTAATCCTAAAGAAAAAATAGATGTTATAGCCGGAGCCTTGTATGATCTTGGATATGAAACTGATGAAGCATATAGAAAAGCAAAGAAACTATATGATCAGTACGGCGAGGACTTTGATGGCAAGGGAATAGATGATGAAATTGCTAGATGGGTTGAGTGGAATGATATTATTCTTAAGGCGCAGGATAGACTAAGAAAAATAAACAAACAATTGTCTGAGGGCGCAACAATATCTGATTTAGGTCTTTCTGCAGATAGATTAGAAGAGGTTGCAAGAACCGCTGCTGGTCAAAGTACTGCACAAACTGGTCCAACATTTAATGCGGGTGGAGTAAAACTTACTGGAGAAAATATTGGATCTGACCTGATGCTTGGAGTAGAAAAAGGGTTAACTGATGGAGTTCAGGCAACAGAGGCTGCCACTAGACAGGCTATAAAGTGGCTTGAAATATGGATGAGAGATGAAACAAAAACTAATTCTCCCTCAGAAGTATATAAGTTATTAGGCAAAGATATGATTGCTGGACTTATCAATGGATTAGTTATCCCTCCAGACACCGCAACTGGTGTTATTACAACAATAACAGATACATTTAAGTCAGCAGTAGATTCATACAAAATATTATTTACAGATCCAACAAATGGAATAAGTGGTGTAATAGATGCAGAAGTAAAGACTGCTGCAGATAATTTCTACAACACTATGACCACAAGAATGCAGGAAACTGTAGATGAAATTAATAACATACTTAAAACTAATTTAACTAACTATACCTTCCAAATTACTGGAAATCCAAAGATTTATGATGGTGGGGCAAGATCACTATGGCAGAGGGTGTTTGATGGAATTCCAGATGGAATGTTTACCTCCACTATGCCACAGTATGCTACTGGTGGATATGTAAGCGGTCCAGGCGGTCCAACAGAAGATAAAATTCCTGCTCTACTTTCTGATGGAGAATATGTAATCAAGGCTTCTAGTGTTAGTCAGTATGGCACAGAATTATTAGATCAAATTAATGCTAGAAAGTTTTATACTGGCGGATATGTTTCTGCCGACCGTGCAGAAACAGCAGCAAGCGGTAACAAGTATCTTGGTGGATACAAGCCTAAACCACAATATTCTGGTGGAACACCTACATATACTAGTGGATATAGTAATTCAAATACACAGGCTACAAGACAGAGCGGTGGCAGCGGTGTAATGAAGGGACTATACAATAAAGCATTAAGAAATGCTTCAATAATGTCTATGACTAGACAACCATTTTACTCTCCAGGAATTGGTGAAGAGGTTGGTGGTATATGGCAAATATTAAGAAATATTGCAGCATCAACAACCGACCTTCTACTTGGGGGATTTGTTCCTCCATTTATGAGATCAGAAAGATCTGGAGATTCATTCTTAGACAGAATAAATTGGAATAGAACCTCTATCGGATCGCTTATTGGTGGAGACGACTATCTAAATACTTCAGGATCAGAACTACTTGCTTCCATGCTAGACTTTGCCCCAGGTGGCGGAAAGGGAAGCAGCAGGGCCAGCGCTTTTATTCCAGTAGGTGTAAAGGCTGGAGCCACAGGAACTAGAGCAAGTAGAGATATTGTAGCAAAGGACTATGAAGACATGCTAGGCATGTCTAGACAGGACTTTGAGGATTATGTAGAAACTGCATGGCCTTCTATTACTCCAGCAGAAAAAGCAGACCTTATTGGAAAGATATTTGACGAGAATGGAAATGTAAGAAAACTAGATGTAATCAATGCTCCACCATATAGTTCATCAATGGGTGGAAATCCAGGAGCAAGAATGCATCAACATGGATTGAGCGTTCTAGACATTCTTAGAGACACAAATCAGGCAAAGAGATTTAAGTCTATTTACGATGAACTTTCAGCATCTGGAAGCCCAGCAGTCGGAGACATGACGTTTGATGAGTTTATGTCAAAGGTTAGGAATTCATCTATATCTGCACAAGATACTAGCACATCTGCAGATAAGGCTACAGCATTATTAGATCATGACTTTATTAGATCAGTAAACTCTGTATATGCAAGACAAAACTATGGACTTTCAGACACAGATTTAATTAGACTATATAGAGGATTAACTAGAAGCGAACAATCAAATGTTCATGGTGTTTTTAGAGGATACTCTACAACAGATCCAAATGTTGCTAAATCTTTCTCAAGATGGGCTGGCAGAGGAATTTGGGCAACAGACATATCAGTAGGAGACTTGCCACAGATTCTTGGAACTACTGGCTGGGCTGACGAATTTGCACAATTTATTCCAGAATCAGCCTGGGCAGAAGTAGTTACTGAGCATGGAGTAAACACAAAGATTTCTCCAGATAGACCATACAGAGCATTTGACCCAGAAAATGTTCTTATGCCTAGAAGAATAAAGCACGACGATTTTGTAAATAATCATGACTCGATAGTTAGATACGCTAAAAGTATTGGTCTTTCTCCAACTAGATTGCTTAGTGGATCTGGATTTAGAAGAGTTGGACCTTACTGGCAACTTGATCTATCTAAGATTGATTCTATGTCTTCAGAGAATAAACAATTACTTAAGTATCTTCAGGACTCATTGGGAATGGATTTAGTCTCATTAAAGACAGGAGAGGGACTTGCACCATTTAAGTTTGCAGATGGAGGTCTAGTCAGAGTAGGCAAAGAAAATCTTACTGTACTAGGAGAAGGTATATCTGACTATGCGAGAAGATTTGTTGGAACACCATATTCATCTGGGGCAGCATGGGCAGATGGACCAGCAAACGGGTGGGGATGTGCTACTGCTACTAAGTGGCTCTATGATTCCTATGCTGGAGTAGACCCAGGACACCCATCATTATCTGCATCACAATATTCAAGTGGTGCTGGATCAAGAGTTAATAATATGCTTCCCGGCGATTTATTGTTCTTCTACTATCCAAATGGGGTAAATACATCAAATCCAATTAATCACGTTGGCATGGCGCTAGGAAATGGAAGCATGTTCCATGCTAGAAGTGAAGCATTAGGAACTCAAATTACTGGAATTGACGGCGCTGGAATGGATAGAGCCAGACAGCGTGCTGGCGGATCTGCAATAAAGAGATATCTTCCAGAAACAATTGCTGGAATGGGTCTTCCTACTGCTAAGTTTAAGATGGGCGGAAAAGTGTACGGTAAAGGCGGTCCTACCTCAGACGACATTCTTGCACTAATTAGTAATGGCGAATATGTGATGAATGCAAATGCTGTGAGTCATTATGGGAAAGACTTTATGGATGCCGTAAATAAGGGAATTCTTCCAGAAGCCGCTATGGGAGGAATGTTCTCCTCTAAGTATCCTGGATATGTGCAAAGAATGGGTGACGGAGGAATGCTTTCTAGAAAGTTCGGAATAGATAATGATTCCTCTTCAATTTCTAATGTAGAGTATAATATAAATGTAAACGTAGCAGGGACTAATTCATCTCCTGATGATATAGCAGAAGCCGTAATGAAATCACTTAAAAGAAAAGAAAGAATGGTTGGGGCGGTAACTAGAGTATGACATTTATAATTCCATCAATTATTAGACTTCAAGCCAATGGTAAGGCCGCCTCTGAATTCTCTACATCAACACCAAATAATGGTCAACTAACTTTATCCGATCATTCAAGATCACCACTTAGCGTTTCCTATGAAATAATAGAAAATTCTCAAAGAATGGCTGATGGAACCATGAGAAAAAGTATTATTTCTAAGAAAAAGAATTTTTCATGTACATGGGATATGATGCCTACAGTATCTACAATGATGGCAGACGGTAATGCTGACGCTGCTAAAATGAAGGCTTACTATGAATTATATTGTTATAGTCCACTTACTTTAACTTTAAGATATAAAAGAAATAATGCAGAAGCCCCAGTAGATGAGACATGTCAAGTGTATTGGACTGACTTCGGTTTTGATGTTATCAAGAGATACCGGAACTTTGATTACTGGAACGTATCTGCTGAATTTACGGAGATCTGATGCTTGGAGACAGCACTCTAAGAGAGCATATTGCAAAGTCTAACTCCTTGGATATAAAGCCAAGAGTTTTTGCAGAGTGGAATGCTAATGCAATGTCAAATCCTTTTATGTATGGTACAGGAACTCCGCCCACCTTTAATGAAATAACTACTATAAATGCATCTGGATGTACTCCTCTAGCACAATCAGTAAATAGAGGAATATCTACATCAATAAAATCTGGAACTACATGCAACCTACTAACCTCTAACTCAGATGAAGAATTAATTACTATAAATAATGTAACAGTTTCCTCAGGAGTAGTAACTTTAAAAACAAAATCTCCATTAAAAAATACTATTGGAATCGGTAAAGAGATATTTGTAGATACATCAATAGATGATATTAATGGTAGATTTAATACTGTCTCTGGAACTGATAAAAGTAAAATTGTTTATAATACTAATGATCCAACTATAACTAATATAAATAATAAGACTGTAAGAAGATCCTCTGTAACACTAGGAGAAAGTTCATACTATATAGAATATTCTGCAAATGCTACAGAAGGTGTCAGATTTTATATGATGTTAAAATCAGATTATTATTATCAAATATCACAAAATCCACTAGAAACATACGCAGAAAACTTTGATGTTATATTAACTGCCGTAGGGATGAAAAATAATCAAGAGGTTCTGACACAGGTATCCACAAAAAGAGTAAGGGTAAATGCTGTTGATTGGGAAACCGTATTTATAGATTTTGCCAATCCAGATGAATCTAAGTCTGCTTCTAATATAGATAAAGTAAAACTTACTATTGAAATATCAACAAACCCAGGTGAACAGGCAGGGCTTTTAGTAAATCAACTAATTGCTTTTAAAGTTTCTCCTTATGAAATCTATTGTTCAGATATTATGCCAGTAAAAAATATTTTTTCTCCATATAGACCTGGAGAATTTTTATTAGAAACTGGACCTGTTAATGTTAACTTATCCTCAACAGAAACATTCCCACAGCAATGTACGAATGTTCATATGGCTATGAGGTGGGCTATTATGAGAAGATTTTCTAAGGTTCAGAGAAGTGTTATGCCATATGCTGGCAATCCAAATTCTTACTATGTGTCTGGGTCATCTGCTGCAAGTAAAAAGTTCTGGTGTGTTTATAAAGATAATTTTAAAACAAATAATATTGTTGTAAAGGTAAACTCTATTATAAATAAACCATCTAACTTTTCTATAAAAGCATTTATTAATAACGCCTGGACAGAAATAGCAACACATACAACAGCATCATTTAACTCTAGCGGAATATTAAGAATATATTATAATGGAACACAATGGTCATCAAATCAATGGTCATATAATTCATATCCAAAAATTTCTCAGACTACTGGAGATATAGATAAGTATGTAACTATAAAAGCAATAGCAATTGAAGTAAATTCTTTATCATATTCAACTGGTAACAATGAAATTAGAGGTGGGGAGGCGGCGTTTGATTTAAATTATTTAGATATGGTAGAAATATCTCCAAGAATGTCCTTGGATCTTTCTGAATACTTAATAGATTTTTCTATAAATAAAGAAATAGCAAACGATTCTATTCCTCTTCCATTAGGAAGCATATCATCTAATTCAGCAACAATTAATTTTAGTAAAGTTCCAATTATCATATCTAATCCAGACTTACAAACTTCTGAAACAGATGACATTGTTCCGATAAGCAACTACGCTTCTACTTTTATTTCTGGTCAAGAGCAGTCTAGGTCACCATTAAAAGGTATGCTTGTTCGCGGGGTAAAGATAAGAGGCTTCTTTGATATAGATTATAGTCTATCTGCATCAGGACCATCTAATAATAAAATTTCCGTCCCCGCCTTTGTCATGTATTCAGAAACATGGTCAGAATCAAATAATGTTATAAAACTAGAGTGCTTTGATATAATTAAAAGACTTCAGTCAACACTTTCTAGACCATTATACTTAAAGGGCAAAACTGTACAAGAAGTTGTTTATAGCATCCTAGATTCAGTAGGATTTTCAGAATATATATCAAATGAATTAATTGATTTAAGAATACTAAAAAGTTTTGATGATCAAAATTCTGAAAACAATTTAATAAGTAATTTAGAATCTATAAATCATTACTGGAGCAGTAAAGAAAATAGTGTATCTGATTCTTTAAATGATATTTTTAAAGCATATCAAGTTGCTATGTATGCTGATGAGACTGGGGCGGTAAGATTTACATCTTTATATGATATTAATAGAAGGCTTAATAACATATCTAGTGAATATGTATTAAACTTACAAGATTTTACAGATAGTAGTGCAACAAGCAATGTAGCATCATTCTCTATCGATGATAATGAAAAGCCATCTAGAATAAACCTTAGATATAAAAAGCCATATCCATACTATACTGAGCCAAAAGTAGGCAAGAAGGTAAGAAAAAAACTAGCAGATCAAAGAGGATCTTTAATTAAGGAAACTAGCAAAATAGTGTGGGAACCAGAAAAGGAAGCAACAGTCCTACCGTACTTTGAGTTATCATCTCCAGGAATAACATCAAAAACACAAAAATTTATTAAATTTAATATAGATAATTTAAAGTATATTAATAGACTTATAGACTATAGTGGATACCTATTAATTAATGATGAGATCGTTAAATACAATGGGTTAGAATATATTTTTACTCCAGTAAATATATCAAATAATCAAATTGTAAATAGTGGGGATTCTTTTAAAGAAATAATAAAGAATCCAGAAGATTTAATTTCTATATTAACTGATGCTACAGAAAAATTTGGAGCCAAGACTATTTACTATCAGCCCACGGGCTACATAATGAATGTAGAAAGAGGAGCGTTTGGCACTACTCCAAATAAGCATATAACCGTTAATGCAAACTCTCCTAAAGATTGGGTGGCTAGAGAATTTGATTCTAAATACCAAAATGTTAGTTCATTAGAAGAATCTGATGGTCAGTACTCATTGTCTAATGGAAGAATAAGTTTAACTTCTAAGAAAAATAATGGAGGAATTCTTATTACTCCTAAGAAAAATAATGTTGTAGGAAATAAAAGAAAAATATTTGCTAGATATGGTTTAGGTGATATCCCAGCAAATAAGAGTGGGTATCTAGGAGTAGCCATTGGTGTAAAAATACAATCTGGAGAAATCAAAGAGGGCTTGTTTATATTTACTGGAATAGAATCTAAGAATAAAAAAACAGAAGTAAAGTTATTTATTCAAGAAATAATAGATGGTAATGTGAATAACATTATACCTAAGGGAAAGATAGAACTTGATGAAACTTTATTCGAAGAAAACGAGCAAATAGAACTCTATTTAAATATGAATGCTTCAAGAAATTCTATGAGAGTCTATGTTGGACCAACAAGCATATTTCAAAAGGTTAAAAAGGGCAAAGATAAGGATGGAGAAAAAACTAAAGAACTTATAGATATAGGTCATGATATAAAATTAAAGATAGACAAAAATAGCACGTTTGGATTCGTTGCTTTAGAGTATGGAACGGGGTGGCTTGATGATTTTTGCTTTACATCAAAGGCTGACCCAAGAAATTTGAACAGTACTAATGTTGATAATATAGAAAATGATTATTCTTATGATGAGAAGGCGGGGAACCTTTTTTACATAGGAAGCAATACACTATTAAATCAAATAGTATACGATAGAAATATCGAACTTTCAATAAATAACCCAACAAACAAGGACAACTTTGTTTGGACTGGTGCGCCTGTTGCAAGGGGACTGAAAATTTTAAATATAGAATTTAATGATTTTCCAGTATCTGGAAATGCTGAAGCAAAATTTATAGGATACACATATGAATCAAATTCAGTAAAAATTAATAATCAATTAAGAAATTCAGATGGTACTGAGGATGTATAATGGCAAAAAATAAAAAATATTCATCTAAAATTGCAATCTCAGAAACAATAGAGGTTCCAAATGATGCTGTGTCTATTAGCATTGTTGCGGGAACTCCACAAGATGCTAGGGTAGCAGTTCTTAATGCAAGTAATCAAACCATTTATTTAAGCGCAGGATCATCTAATACTATATCTGCTGATAGTGGATTAATAGTAAAAGGTTCAACAGTTATTGAAGGAGAAACCTATGAAATTTATGAAGATATAGAATCCCCCTCCTTTGACTCCCAACTTGATATAGAATCAGTATGGATACAGAATGAAGATATAGCAAATTATTGTCTTTATATAATAAGTTCATATTATGATATGTATTATAAAAGTTTATCTTTAAAAATTTCTCCCAATCCATTAATTCAAATCGGGGACCTAGCCAAAATTAAAATAAAGACTTATAAGGTAGAGTTTGAAGAAAGTCAATATTGGATAGTATCGTCGGTAAAACATAAATTTGACAAGGGCATGACTACTGACATAATTTTAAAACCAGTTAAAAAAGTTTTTGATATAAAAATATAGTTTAATGGTAGAATAGTATTGGTGACATATGAGTGATTTTACGAGAAAAAAACCAGTAGATTTGGAAGTGCTGAGAAAACAAATTCTTTCAGAAGCACGGCAATACACAGATGCTTCAATCGAAGAGGCTATTGAATCTTTATTAGATAAAGATCAGATATTGCCTGGAGTTGGTGGGTCAGACGAAATTTCATTAGAATCTTTTATAGATGATTTAATACCAGCATATGAAGTAATTGACCCCACTCCCCCAGGAGTTATAGAATCCGTACAGTTTTTAAATGACTCAAACGAATTTGATTATGATGAAAATTTTGCATATGGAACCTTATACATATCTTCTGATGGGAAATATGCAGTAGACGTTACTGCAAAGGCTATTAGTACTAATCAAGAAATAGCAAGTATAGAAGTTCAAATAACTAGGATTGATAATGCAGGGTAAATACTATATCTATATTAATAAAGAACTTGTTCATGAATGCAAAAACATTATTACTAATGATGGTATGCATATTATTAGGACATATATGGCAGGCGGAGTTCCAGATTGGGCGGGGGCTTTATCAATAGGAGCAAGTAACTCTACAGCACCAGCCGTAACGGATAGATCCCTGGAGTTTGAATCAATTAGGGTTCCCGTCCTTTTGAAGAGTGTAGAAAATAATGAATTAATAATTAGTGGTACTTTACCAGCAGCCTTCAATGGGAAAATTTACGAAATCGGACTGTATTCATCGGTAGTAAATATTTCTTCAGAGGGCTTTGATGATAGGCTATTAGTAAATTTTGATGAAACCTGGACAAACTCAAATGGTAACGTATTATCATCTTCTTTATTTTCTTCTACATCTAGAGTTGGATCAAGAAATTTAAATATTTCTAATGCTTCTGCCTACGCTCAAGCAAATTCTACAGTTGATTTATCTGGATACTCTAGTTTAGATACATTATCAATACTTTATAATGTTACTGCTACTGGCTCTAATAGAGTTATCACCGTTACCTTTGAGGATGATCAATTGCCATCTCCAGGATCTAAAAGCATAAATATAACTCTTCCAACAAATACTACTGGTTACAAAATTTTTACAACACAATTAGGTAATTTTACTAATAATAATTTTAATAATACTATATCAAAGATTATTATTTCAGCATCATCCACAAGTTCTACCGCAGCACTAAGCCTTGACGCTATAAGAATTAATGATGCAGATGAGATAGACCCGCTGTTTGCCCTAGTCAGTAGATCATTAATTGGCGTAGTGGCTGGAAATTCCTTGTCAGATTATATAATAAAAAATCCTGGCATAGAGGTTGACATAGAATATAGGGTAAGAGTTGTATGACGACAGAGAAAAACTTTGATATAGATGGACTACAACCTAATTCTGAACACTCTATAAGGATAAGAGCGCTTTATAGAGATGGTTCATATAGCGAGTGGTCTAAACTTTTTAAATTAAAGGTTAAGGGTGACTCCGCTGCTCCCTCGCAACCATCTGCGCCCACCATATTTGTTCCAGATTTATCTACAGAATTAAGTAGAACAAATTCTGCTATGGGACCACAAACAGTACGATTTAGACATGACTCAACAAAAAATGGGGGAGGGAACCTAGAGGGGGACCTTGACTACTTTGAAGTATATGTAAACACTACTAACTCTAATTCTGGTGGGACACAGATAGGTACTGTAAAGGCTACTAGACCTGGATCTGGTGCTTACTCAGAGGCTAATTTATCTGTTAACTCTCCAGGAAACTCTACTAGTAGATGGTTTTATGTTATAGCAGTTGATATGAGTGGGCAAAGATCTGCAGCATCTCCTACTACTCAGGCATCATCTATCCCAATGATTGCTAATGCATATATCTCTGATTTAAGCGCGGATAAAATTACAACTGGAACCCTACAGGCTAGTCAAAAAATAACCGTTGGAGATACAGTAGCAATAGCCTTAAAATCTAATACTACAAGCCCCAAGGCCGAGTTTTTGTCGTATAGTGGTACTGAGCCAGCGGTAGGAGCGGGGTATGCAAATAATGCTGTAGGATTTTATATGGATTCTACTGGTAGATTCTCCTTAAAGAACGCTCTGACCTTTGATCCAGCAGCCAATAACGGTGCTGGTAAATTAACCATTAATGCTGACGGAGCATTTAGTGGATCTTTAACTTCAGAAATTAGTTTAGCGGCACCAATTATTACTGGCGGTTCAATTAATATTGGACCCAATGTGTTCCAAGTAAATAGTGCTGGTAGAGTTATCGCTACTAATATACAAACTGCTCAAATTTATGGTGGAAGTATATCCATTGGCGGAACTTTAGCAGATCCTAATTTTCACGTTAATTCTTCTGGAGTTATGGCATCCAAAGGAGGGGTATTTACTAGTGGATCTATTATTGGTGGAAGTATATCTATAGGAGGATCAGTAGGAGTTCCTAACTTTTCAGTAGATTCTTCTGGTAGTTTAATTAGTAGAGGACCCGCCATTATAGGTGGTTCTATGACAGCAGGAATATTCAGAACTACTGATGCAACTAACGTAAATAGAATAGTAATTGATGGTGGGACCTCTACTGATAGAGATAAATTAAAATTTATAAATTCTGAAGGAGGCTTCTTTAATCTTCAGATATCTGGATATATATTAGAAATTAATAATAATTATAACACCAATCCATCATTATTTTCTTTACCAGCAGAAGTTAGGGTTAGGTCAAAGACTAGGATAGCACCAACAACAAACATAGTTAATTTAGAATTGTATAGGACAGATAACGTAGGAACTAATAGGATAGCAGCATTTTACTCAAACTTTGGATCTACTGAAAGATTAGCAACAGAGTTCCTCGTAAATGGAAATATTTTTAATATTAATGGCGGCTACGGACAAATTTCTGACGAAAGATTAAAAGAAAACATTCAATCTTCTAGAAATTATTTAGAAGATTTAATGGGCATAAATGTTATTAAATATAATTTAATAGGAGACCTAGACCACTCCTTGTTAGGATTTAGTGCCCAACAAGTAGAAACAATATTCCCTAACATGGTAGGAGAAGACTCTGATGGATATTTAAATGTAAAAACATCTATATTCATTCCAATGTTAGTTACTGCTGTACAAGAATTAAATAATCGTGTAAAATATCTAGAGGAACAAGTGGAGGTACTAAATGGAAACTAAAACACTAGAGTTAATTATTCAAGAACTTCAGAACAGAATTGGTCAAATAACATCTCAGTATGAGACACAAATGGCTGTAATAAAAGCACAGGCAAATGTAGAGATTTCTGCGCGGGATGAAAAAATTCAAGAGTTAATGAAAGAATCTCAGTAATGACAGTAGATATTAATGAAGCATACGCAAGAATAGACTATAAAATGCTTAAAGATTTATCTGAAAAGATAAATTCTGTAGAGGAGCAATTGACTAAATTAAAAAAATCATTTAGTTCTATTCAAGGTACTTTCAAAGATTTAGAGAACCTATCGTTTTTTGCCGATAGAAAACTCTTTAATAAGAATGATAAGTTAGAGTTCTCCTTTGGATCTAACTATAAGAATCCACCAGTAGTAACTTTAACTGCAGAAAATATGTCTCAGTCTACAGATAAAAACCCATATGTAACAATAATTGAATTAACAAAGGATCGGGTCAAGTTTAAAATAATTAATGCTGCCCCATCCACTAGAGTCCATTGCATTGCAATGGGCGAAACGGACTAATGAGATATAATCCTATTACTTTCTGGGATAAAAGAAAAAAAGTAGTAAGAGATGGCTATTTTTTAGTATGGGTTCCAGAGCATCCCAAATGCTTTGGAGGTGGCTGGTATTATGAACATAGACTGGTCATGGAAAAAAAATATTGTAGAATATTAAAGGACTGGGAAACTGTACATCACATTAATGGTGACAAAGAATGCAACGAGGAGTATAATCTTTTCGTATGTACCCGCGCTCAACATATGAAAGCGCATAAATAGATAGGAATTTTATGAATAACGACCTAAAGTGGATGATGGTTTCAGACGTTCACTTCCCTAGGCATGACCCGCGTAAAGTAGATCTTTTCCTTAAGGTTATGAAATGGTTTAAGCCAGACGCAGTAGACTTGCTTGGTGATATTGACGATGCAGATTCCACTAGTAGGTGGGCAGCAGATAAGCCACTAGAAATGTCAATTTCTATAGACGATGGAGGAGTCCGTGAGACAAAGCAATTTCTTAAAGATATCAGAAAGATCGTCCCCAATGCTGATTGTCATTTTCACGATGGGAATCATGGCTGGACTCGCCACGGCGAATACCTTGCTAAGAAAGCGCCACAGTTCCTTGAAATAATAACAGCGGATACGCTATATGATTACTCTAATGCTGGATTTGAGTGGCATAATTGGAATGAACCACCAGTACGACGTTTTGGAGATATCTATGGTCATCATGGAGAATCTATCTCTAAGCACGCGGGAGAGTCAGTTCGTAATGACGTAAATAACTGGGGCGTATCTCTAGTGCGTGGACATTCGCATAGAATGGGTGCATACTTCCAGACATATAATCTATCTGGACAAGAATTGCGTGGATATGAAATTGGTCATCTATGTGACGAAGATCAGATGGATTACTCTATTCAAAAGAATTGGCAGGCGGGGTTCGCTGTAGCACATGTAGTTAATGATTATCCTCATATGCAATTGATTCAAATTCATGATTATACATGTGTAGTGGATGGAAAGATATTTACGGCATGATGACTCATAAGAAGTGCAAGGGTAGCGTCTATATTGATAGAGTTTTCTCTAGCCCACTTAGACTTGATCTTTTTTGCCTTAGGTGCGGAAGTAGATGGTTTATTCAAAGAAGTAAGGGAGCGTTTGGACCTTGGCTAAGTCAAATAGAATCTCAAAAAGAACTAGCCTAAACTATTTTTATTTAAATGGCGAACCACATAAAGTAATAAAAATATCAAGGTCTGAGGATCTTCTTATATCATGGAATTATGATCAAAAAAAACGAGTTACATATGTATGGTCTGTGGCAAAAAGAGACATAGAAAAAGGCTTTACAATGAAAAGTGTTGCTAGTATTTTTAACAGGAATAGATTAATAATTCATAGGTATATACAAAATGGAAATATAAAAAGACCTAAGCAGATATATTCTATTGAAACTGGAAGACCCTCTGGGTTTTTATTTTCTAGAAATGATATGAGAGAATTGCATGAATATCTATTAACCGTTCATCGCGGTCGCCCTAGAAAAGATGGTGAAATAACTAATAGTAATTTAGTTTCTAGAGCGGAACTTGAAGCACTTATGAATGAAGATAAAGTTCTATACACTAAGGATTCATCTGGCGAATTTGTGCCAGTATGGAAGCAACCAGATTGGTAATAATGGGTAAAAAGAAAAAAGAAGAAGAGCCATTAGTTTTAGATCAAGACGGCATACTTAATGAATGTGCTACATCTTTAATGGCCGCGTTTGATTTTGCAATTGAGCATCGGGATGTTGATTCTATGCTAGCAGTTTCAGATAGATGGCTTAGGCTATATGCTATGCTTTCTCATGTAGAAGAAGAAGGAAGTTCCGAACAACTAAAGTTAGGATTTATTGATGACAACCCACACTCATGAATCAACTAATGTCAGGGTAGAATTACAGTTTGTCAGGAATCTTGGAAACTATGAAAGTCTCAGAGTTTCTATTGGCGTGGAGGATTATGTTCGTCAGGGAGAAACTGTTGACGCAGCAACTGATAGAGTATATGATTTCGTAGAAAGCAAGATCGTGGAGAAGGTTTCAGAAATTGAGAAGGAGTTGAAGAATGGCTAAGGCTGATACAAAGCAGCCCTATGCACTTCTAAGCCTCTATGAAAAATTGTATTCTGAAAAGTATAACAAGGTTGCCCGACTTAATAAGTTTAAGGAAAAGTGGGCTATGCAAGACGTTATTGAATCAGTCGGATATGACAGGGCGAGAGAACTGCTTGAGTATTATTTTCGTGTTACTAAACAGGGGCATCCACTTCAATGGTTCTTCTATAATTTCGACAGATTAGATGACATGCTGATACAATCAGAAGAAGATTCCCGTCGTCGCCAGATGTTGCGAGAGGCTACTAAGAAAATGGTGGAGGAAATGTCATGAACACAGAGGCAGCAGTAATTACATCAGTATGTCAGAATAAGGATATTGCTACTATTCTGGCAGATAATGTTGATGATATATTCCAGTCGCACCGTGACGTTTGGGAAGGTCTGAAGTCTTACTATTACAAGTTTAAGTCTGTTCCAGATGCCAATGTACTTCAGGAGAAGTTCCGAGACTTTGAGCCTGTTAAGGTAACTGCTGAGACTGGGTACTATCTTGATCAATTAAAGAATGAGTATCTTGCTTCTCGTATGCGTAGTCTTCTTATGAAGAGTGGCGCATCCCTGAAAGATAATGCTGCTGCCAGAGTACTTGCCGATATGCAGTCAGAGATTGCTTCACTATCAAGGTTAACTAACAATGTAAGAGATGTTGACCTAATAGACTATGAGTTGGCAGAGAAGCACATTGTCGCTGTCCAGGAACGGTCAGCAATTATGGGTGGTAGTCCAGGAATTAAAACTGGTTTCACCGCTCTAGATCTTGCTTATCCTACTGGTATGGCTCCAGGCCATCTTATTGTTGCTATTGGCTGGCCTGGTCGTGGCAAGACATGGCTTACTTCATATCTAGCATGTAAGGCATGGGAGCAGGGATTTAAGCCTATGATTGTATCTCTAGAGATGAGTCCAGAGAATATGCGTGACCGAATTTACACCATGCTTGGTAGCGGTATGTTTAGGGCTTCAGACTTCTCCCGTGGAAATATTAACATTGATGACTTTCATAATTGGGCTAAGAAGCGCTTTGATGACAAGAATAGTTTTATTCTAGTATCTAACGAGGGAACAAATGAAGTTACGCCGCAGACGGTCCAGGGTAAGATCGATCAGCATCGCCCCGACCTTGTTATCTTGGATTATCACCAGTTGTTTAATGACACTAAGCGATCTAATTCTGAAGTTGAGAGGAACCGCAATATCTCGCGGGAATTCAAACTACTAGCAGTTCGTAACAATATTCCTGTAATTGATATTACAGCAGCCACAATGGATGACGTATCTGACCAAGATGCCCCTCCATTGCTATCACAGGTAGCATGGTCAAAGGCTATCGAATATGACGCTGATATGGCTATGGCTGTCCATCGTCATCCTAACACTAATATCATTGAAGTAGTTAGTCGCAAGAATCGACATGGAACCGATTTTGCGTTCTATCTAGACTGGGACATTGACCGTGGAGTTGTAAAAGAGATTTACGATGATATACCAGTCTAATGTATAATTAAATATACCATGAATAAAAAACTGAAGAGTTTTGGTATGCAGGGTCAAATTAATGATGATGCTGCAATACCAAGGTTAAGATTAGAGTATGAAAGACTCATAGAATCTAACATGAGAGAACAGGGGTACGTCCCGATACTTGACCTGGACATTCAGTTTTCTTTATTATATGATGAACCACAAGACCTATACGAATTTGATATAGTGGTGTACGGTGTGTATGTTGGTAGAAAGAAAGCACATCTATATGAGGGTTTTTCAGGACAGAGTTTAATTCCTAAAGAATAAGGAAAGTAATGCTATTGGAAACTTACAGCCCCTCGCATATGCGAGCGATAGTGAGACTACTTGGCCTGCACGTTGTAAGCGAAACATCTAATGACTTTTTATGCTTATGCCCATTCCATGGGAATAGGCATACACCATCATTTTCTGTAAGCCATCAGAAGGGCTTATATCTATGCTTTAATCCATCGTGTGGGGCCAGCGGAACTATTGTTGAGTTGGTAAAAAATATTACCCACCGCAACGAGTTTGAAGCCTTAAGATTTATCATGTCTGCCCAGCAGACAGCAGAACAAAATTTTGAGGAGGAGTTGGCAGAAGTCTTAGATGATAAGCCTGAGTACACCGACTTTGACCAGAATGTCTTAGATCGACTACATTCTCAGATCAATGATAGATCTAGAGAATATTTAAATGGTCGCGGAATAAATGATGAATCAATTGATCACTTTAAACTTGGGTATTCTGCAAGTCAGGACATGGTAATTGTTCCAGTACATTCACCAGATGGAATTCCAGTAGGTCTTGTAGGTAGATCAGTAGAGGGTAAGTCTTTTAAGAATAGTACAGGTCTGCCAAGAAATAAGACTATGTTTAACATTCACCGCGCTAAAAGAATGGGCGGGACAGTAATCATAGTAGAGTCATCTTTCGACGCTATTAGAGTGCATCAGGCTGGATATCCAAATGTTGTAGCCTCTCTAGGAGGCTCTATGTCTAAAATAAATCTTAACAATCTTAATAGAAACTTCAGTAAGATTATTATTATGACTGATGCTGACGAGGCGGGAAGAAGCCTTGGGAAACTCATAGCAAATACATTAAAGACAAAAGAAATCTTGTGGGCACACTATTCAAATGATATTCTATATCCACATGACGCAAAAGATGTTGGGGATATGACAGAAGAAGAGATTAGAACTTGTATAGAAAATTCCCTTGCAGACTACGAATACAGAATGGTACAATAGTTATACAGGGCATAATATAGCCCAATATACATAGGAGATATACAATGGGATTAGTAAAAGGTCTTAAGGCCATGAACCAAACAATTGATCGCCCCGCTGCTTCTTCAGACGGTCCTCGCGGTCGCTGGCTAAAGTTAAACGATGGTCAGAGTGTTAAGATTAAATTTCTTCAGGAACTAGATCCTGATTCACCAAATTATAGCGATAAGGCTGGACTAGCATTTATTGCTGTTGAGCATACCAATCCATCTGACTACCGTCGCAAGGCTCTTTGCAGCATTGAAGATCAGGGTCGCTGCTTTGGATGTGAGATGCATCGTCGTGATCCAAAGGCTGGCTGGAAGGGTCGTAGCCGACTCTACTGCAACATCCTTGTAAACGATGGCAATGAAGATCCGTACGTTGCAATTTTCTCTCAGGGCACTGGCCCCAAGTCAGCCACTCCTGAGATTATCCAGTACGCTGGAGAGACTGGAAGCATTACTTCCAATACCTGGCGCTTGAAGCGCACAGGAGAGCGTACCGATACAAACTACAGTATCATTCCACTACCTACGGACTCAGATCCAGTAGATATTGACGAACTAGAATTGTTCGATCTTGAGAAGATCGCAGTTCGTGACGTTCCTTACGATGAGCAAGAAGGCTTCTACACAGGTGTTTCTGGCGGAGAAGATAGCGGTTCATCATCATCAAATGTTGAATGGTAAATAGAAGTTATGCTACGCTAGGGCGGTAGAAATACCGCCCTAGCAGCATTATAGGAGACAAGTGACTGATTTAGTACATCTACATGTTCATAGCCATTATAGTCTAATGGATGGCCTTTCCTCACCAGCGGAGTTATTATCAGCCGCAAAAGATCTGGGTCAGACTGCTCTCGCTGTAACTGATCATGGCACATTATCTTCCCACCGCGATATGCAGAAGTCTGCACGCGAGGCGGGACTAAAGCCAATCCTAGGAGTAGAGGCCTATATCTCAGAGACAGATAGATTCGACAAGCGAGACATTAAGAGTCGTGACGACAATACTCAGGTATTCAATCACATCATCTTGCTTGCTAAGAATCAGGATGGGCTACAGAATCTTCAGAAATTGTCTGAGTTAGCCTGGAATGAAGGTTTCTACCGTAAGCCACGAATCGACTTTGAAGTGTTAAGTGATTATGGCGATGGTCTTATTGTTCTCTCAGGGTGCCTTAATGGTCTTATCACTAAGGCAATTCAGCGTGGGGACGAGGAGAAGGCTCGCAACATGCTCAAGTGGTTTAAGAACCGCTTTGAAGATGACTTCTACATGGAAGTTCAGCCACACAATCCACCAGAGATCAATCATTCACTACTTAATCTAGCAGATGAGTACAAGATAAAGCCAGTCACTACATCTGATTGCCATTTTGCCCGTGAAGATCAGAGGGCAGTAGAGGAAGCACTACTTATCCTGTCCACTAAGCCTAATATGAATAAGGATGCATCTTACGCATCTGGCAAGCAGATCAAGGATGTATTCGAAAGGCTTAATCATCTGTACCCAGAACGTCCGATCTCCTTTGAGGGCTGGGACCTATTCATTCAGAGCCGACTAGATATTGATAGTTGGTATAAGAAGTCTGGGATTGATCGCACAGATATCTATGAAAGTACTTTAGAGATTGCAGATAAGATTGGAGAATATGAGTATCATGAGAATCTATCCCTTCTTCCTAAGCCAAAGAAGAATCCAAACACACAGTTGCGGGAACTCTGCGAAAAGTCTCTTTCAGAAAGAGGATTAGAAAATGATGAGTACCGTGCCAGGTTGGACGAGGAACTTGGAGTAATTGAAGACAAGGACTTTGCTTCATACTTTCTAGTTGTTGCTGATATGATTCAGTATGCCAAGGGTGCGGATATTTTAGTCGGTCCAGGAAGAGGGTCAGCGGCAGGCTCGCTAGTTTGCTTCCTTCTAGGAATTACAGAAGTAGATCCTATCGAATATGATCTACTATTCTTCCGATTTATTAATCCAGAACGAAACGACTTCCCAGATATTGATACAGACTTTATGGATAGGCGTCGTAACGAGGTTAAGGAATACCTACGCAAAAAATTTAAGAACGTTGCCAGTATTTCTACCTTCCAGTATTTTAAGGATAAGGGCGTCGTTCGTGACGCCTCCCGCGTGTTTGCTGTTCCCTTAGGAGATGTTAACAAGGCTCTCAAGGGAATTGAGACTTGGGAAGATTTTGAGTCTAATCAGAATACTCGCTGGTTCCGTGATAAGTATCCAGAAGTGACAGACTTGGCTAGCAAGTTGCGTGGTCGTATCCGTGCAGTAGGTGTTCACGCAGCAGGCGTAGTTGTTGCAAAGGAGCCTATCTCAAAGTACGCTCCAATGGAAACTAGAAGTGATGCCAACGATAAGGTTAGTGGCAGAGTTCCCGTTGTAGCATATGACATGGATCAAGCAGCAGATATTGGACTGATTAAACTAGATGCTCTGGGTCTTAAGACTCTTTCTGTTGTAAAAGATACCTTAGATATCGTCAAGAATCGTTACGGTAAGGATATTGATTTACACTCTATTTCATTAGATGATGAATTAGTTTATCAAGATCTATCTAATGGATTTACCAAGGGAGTGTTCCAAGCAGAAGCCACCCCGTATACCAATCTGCTAATTAAGATGGGTGTAGAAAGATTCGAAGACTTGGTTGCTTCAAATGCTCTAGTGCGTCCTGGCGCTATGAATACTGTAGGTGCAGCGTACATTGCACGCAAACAGGGTCGGGAACAAATTAAGTACGTCCATGAGATCATGAAGCCATTTACTGAGCGTACATATGGCGTTATTATCTATCAGGAACAGGTCATGCAAGCCTGCGTCCATCTTGGAGGAATGACTTGGGCAGAGGCTGATAAGGTCCGTAAGATTATTGGTAAGAAGAAGGATGCTAAAGAGTTTGATGCATTCAGGGACAAGTTTATTTCAGGAGCAGTAAATAATATTAGTGCAGAGGAAGCAGAGCATCTGTGGCACGACTTTGAGGCTCACGCAGGGTATTCATTCAATCGTTCCCACGCCGTAGCATATTCAATGCTTTCATACTGGACCGCATGGCTCAAGCACTACTATCCGCTAGAGTTTATCTTTGCTATCCTCAAAAACGAGGGTGACAAAGACGCAAGGACTGAATATCTGCTAGAGGCAAAGCGCCTAGGACTAAAGGTACTGCTTCCACACGTTAATGAATCTGATATAGAATTTAGTTTGCAGGGAGACAGTATTAGATTTGGACTTGCCGATATCAAGTTTATTAGCGAAAGTATTAGCAACAAGTTAATTGCTGCAAGACCATTTAGTAACTATGCAGAACTGCTTGAGTTTTCTCAGAAGAAGGGTAGTGGTGTCAATAGCCGCGCTATCTCTGCACTTAATGCAATCGGTGGAGCAGCCTTTGACGATAATCCCCGTACTGGAAATGAATCTGAGAATTACTATGAGTATCTAAATATCCCTAAGTTCGACGTTAAGGGGATCACCCCATTTGTCAGATCACAAGTATCTCCTCTAGAAGATTTTACTGAAGATGGATGCTATGTACTTCTGGCTATGGTCAAATCAATTAAGAAGGGTCAGGGATGGTCAAGAGTAGAATTGGTAGACGATACTGGAGCAATCGGAATCTTTCATTCCGAAAATACACAGATCGAAACAGGAAATATGTACTTCTTTCTAGTGGGAGACAATCGAATTCATCGATATGTTACTATAGAGGACGTAGTTGACCGCAGGCCCGACCCCTTTGTTGAGTTTCTTTACATGGAAGAAGTTCTTGCTGGAGAGGGAGAAAAGTTTGTAGTGGACTTTACTAATTACAAAACTAAGGCTGGCAAAATGATGGCACACGTTATTGTGTCTAATAAGGATAAGGAAATGCAGAGGCTTATTGTTTTCCCCAAATTATATGCACAGGCATTAGGTAAAATGAAGGCGGGAACAATTGTTGATTTACAAATTGGAAAAATGGAAGATGGAACACTAACAGTTAGGAATGTAGGATGAGCGAGCAACAGGTAGAACTTAATTTAGGTAAAGTACTTATGGCTATTCTTAAAAGATACGATAAGGTAGAAGTAAGTCCACAGGCATTGTTAGAAGAAGTAGATGAAGACTATCAATTAAGAATTGATTTCAACGACGAAACAGAAATGTTTGAGATCACTCTGGAGGAACCAGATGCATCTTGATGATTTGGCAAATAGCCTTAACGAGACAGCAATTGAAAAAGGTTTTTGGAGTCCTCTGAGCCGTATGGAATCAGAAGACGACTTTATTTTTTATGCAAAGCAACTTGCAATGATTCATTCTGAAGTTACTGAAGCACTAGAAGCACTACGAAAGAATCAGGGCGACGACAAGTTTGTTGAAGAACTTGCAGATATTATTATTCGTGTCCTAGATCTTTGGGCGGGAATGAACAAGATGAGAGTTAGAGAACTACCATCAATTCATAATACATTGAGGGATAAGGCTTTAATAAATAAAAGTAGGGAAAAACTTCACGGCACCCGTGGATGATATAATAGATATATAATGGAAGGCTATGTCCTGACTAGTGTAGAAGATGAATATCTTTTAGTAATAAGGTCAGAAGACTATGAAGTAATATTACAAATCATAGATAGAATAGCCGCGAGCAGAAGAAAAGATTTTAAAGAGTTCGCTCTAGAATTAGAAAAGAGTTTAAATGATGATGGTCGCAGAAGAAATTCTGGCGAAACTAGATCCAAAAACAAGACAAAGAATTCAACTAGCAACAGAAGTAGACGTACAAAAGCAGCCAACACCCAGCATAGGACTTAATGAAGCACTAAAGGGCGGTCTAGGATTTGGAAGGCAAGTCTTAGTATGGGGAAATAAAAGTGCTGGTAAATCATCCTTCTGTCTACAGATGCTTGGAATGGCCCAGAAAGAGGGAAAGACCTGTGCTTGGATTGATTCTGAATCTTCTTATTCAGCAGACTGGGCATCTAAATTAGGTGTAGATTCTTCTAATATTATTTACTCTCCTGCAAAAACTATCAATGATATGGTAGATGTTGGGACAGGATTGATGGAGGCAGGAGTAGATATTATTGTAGTAGATTCTATTTCAGCACTACTCCCAGCCATATACTTTGACAAAGATGGCGACGATCTTAAACAACTTCAAGATACCAAGCAGATCGGTGCAGAAGCCAAGGATATGACACATGCGGTTAAGATGCTTAACTACGCCAATAAGAACACTCTGCTCGTATTGATTAGCCAACAAAGAAACCAGTTTGGAAGTATGCACGCCTCTCATATTCCAACAGGTGGAATGGCTGTAAAGTTTTTTTCTAGTACTGTAATTAAATTATGGTCATCAGAGGCAGAGGCTAATCAAATTAAGGATGATGTTCAGGTAGGAGATAAGTTTATACAGCAAAAAGTGGGTCGTCCAGTAAACTGGATAATTGATTATAATAAACTTGGCCCCCCAAATCTTTCTGGACAATATGATTTTTATTACCAGGGATCTCATGTTGGAGTAGATCGTGTAGCAGAAGTATTAGACGTAGCCGAAATGATGGGTAAAGTAGAACGCGGTGGAGCCTGGTATACAGTACTTGGAGAAAGGCTCCAGGGTAGGGCTAAGGCTGTTCAATATCTCAGGGAAAATCCAGAGGTAGTAGATACATTAGAATCGATGATCTATGGCTGAGTCGTTAGAGGACTTCCTTGGTTCAGTAAAAAAAGAAAATCTAACTGAGGTTAATGGATCTCTTTCCTGTCAGGAGTGCGAAGAGCGTGCCTCTGTAGGATGGTTAGATGAAGAAAAAATGATATTAACTTATAGATGCTCCAACAATCATCAATCAAAGGTAAAAATTTAATGTCTGAGGCTAATGAAATAAAAAGAGATGGTGCTAAGGGACAGAAAAATTCTGGACGAGGGCAGTATCAAAAGGGTGATGCAAAGTGGCATAACTTTGTAGTTGATTATAAAGAGACTGCTAAGTCAGTAGCAGTTAATAAAGAAATGTGGGCAAAGATATGCACAGATACATTTCGTGTAGATAGAAGTATGCACCCTCTGCTAAAGTTAATTATTGGTGAGGGCGCATCCAAGGTTCGTCTGGCAGTAGTAGAATGGGATGTTCTAGAAGAATTGGTAGAGGCTTATGAACGTGATAGAAACAATTAGTGAAATAACAGAGTTAAATGAAATATCAGAGTTTATGAAAGACCCTGATTTAGATGCGGCTATGGAATTAATAATTAAACTTATTGCAAAGCCTGATGTTCCTGCTGCCAAGGCACCAGAAATAATTACAAGACTTCAGGCAATAGCCGCGAAGTTGCAGATAATGTCAAGATACTACACCACTTTTGAGAAGGGGCCGGAAGCCTCTAAGAAAAAGAATGTCTATTATACTACAGCAGAAGCAGTAAATAAACTAGTAGATGCTCTAAAATACAATGCGAGGTTTGGCTTATGAGTAAGAATGTTGTAAAAAGTCTTAAGTTTAAAAAAGTGGACGGGTTTGATTATGGAGAGTTTTCTAAATTAATTGATGATGCATATAATGCTCGCCGTCGCGGTAAAAAGAACACTCAGAAAAAAACATTTAGTCCTAGTACAGTAGGTTATGGACATGGAAATTGCCCCAGATATTGGTTTATTGCTTTTAGTGGAGAAGAGTTCGATGAAAAGTTCGACGCTACCGCGATTGCAAATATGCTTAACGGAACATACGCACATGAAAGATTGCAGAAGATTATTGAAGAGACTGGCGTATTAAAGGAAACAGAGCGGGAAATTATTTCAGAAGATCCACCAATTAGAGGATTCGCTGATGTTGTGCTGGATTGGAATGATACAGAGATCATTGGTGAAATAAAGACTACTAAAGAAGAGCAGTTTATTCATCGCCAGTCTTCTATGAAACCATCGTCTAATCACCTTCTACAGATACTTACTTACATGAAGGTAGAGGGCGCGAAAGAAGGATTCTTGTTGTATGAGAATAAGAATACTCAAGAAATCTGTATCATCCCAATTAGCATGAACGAGCGAAACGAAAAAATAATTAGTGACACCTTTGAGTGGATGAGAGAAGTATATAAGACGTATACTGAAAACATTATTCCATCTAGAGGTTTCGCTAAAACTTCTTACACATGTGCAAATTGCCCTGTTAAGAAACATTGTTGGGCTGTTAAAAATAATAAATACGGCGACGGTGAAGAAGTAGTAAAGGTATTGGTGCCACCCAAATGATTTGTGCCAACGACGGATGCGATAAAAAATTCTCAAAAACTACACATAATCAAAAATATTGTTCTGATGAATGTTGTAGAGAAGCCACTAATAAAAAAATTAGAGAAAAATATTATGCTGAAAAAGAAAGATTATCTGGAAAGATAAGAACGTGTAAAAGTCGTGGATGTAAAAATATACTTAGTAGATACAATGAATTAGATATATGTAGCGAGTGTGTTGCTAAAGAAAATAAAAATAATAGAGATAGTTTATTAAGGATATTTAATGTCTCTCGCTAAATTAGCCAAGTCTCCAGACAGAAGAGTGCTTGGAATAGATGCTAGCACTAGATCTGTAGCCTTCTGCTTATTTGAAAATAAAAACCCTATAAAATGGGGAGAAGTGTTCTTTGACGGCGGGGATGTGTATGAAAGAATTATTGATGCTAAGAAGAAGGTTAGATCAATTGCTAAGACATTCCCATCGGACTTTGTAGCCATTGAAGCGGCAGTAATGGTTAGAAGTGCAAATACTGGATTAAAGATGGCCTACATATTTGGTGCTATAATGGGTGAATTAATCGATGATGGAAGAAAAGTTGTTGAGGTTCATCCAATAACGTGGCAGTCTTTTATAGGAAACAAAAACTTTACTAAGGCTGAGAAGTTAGAGATACAAAAAAAATACCCAGGTAAAACAGCAAACTGGTATAAAGCCAAAGGCAGAGAAATAAGAAAACAAAAAACTATAGACTTCTGCAAAGAATTGGGAATAGTAGTTGAAAGTGATAATGTTGCAGATGCCTGCGGAATTGGATGGTATGCTGCTAATAATATGGTGAGATAATGAAACTATATGAAGATATAAATTGGCTTAGAAAAAGATATGTTATAGAAAAAAAGACTACTCAGCAAATGGCTAAAGAGGCGGGTTGTTCTCATATGACCATACAAAGATACTTAGAAAAATATGGTATGATTAAGAATCAAAGAAGGTGGACTAAATGAATACAATGTCCTATGTAGTTTGTTGGGATTCTGTGTATGATAATTGTCTTAAAATAGAGGAAAACTTAAAATCTAGTAATTTAAATTATAAAATAATTAATTCCTCAAGTCATGCATCGTTAAATAATAAATGGATGGATATAGGAAATGTCTGGTATTATCGTCAATTTTATGCTGCCCTAAAAGATTTTTCAGATACTGATGATGAATTATTCTGCTTTATCGCAGGAGATCTGGTGGGAGACTTTGCAGAGGTAATAAAAACTGCCCAGGAAGAATTAAAAAATGAAAAAATTGGGGTCTATGCACCATATTTTACTCATGAGGCATGGGGAGAGGGTTCCACTTCTATAAAAGAACTAGATGGTAATCTAGTTATATCAACACAAACAGATGGAGTATTCACAATTCTTAATAAAGAATTGGCTAAGGAGATGCTTATTTTTTTTGATTATCTATCTCAAGAAGTAGAACTATCTGATATGAAGTCTGGCTGGGGAGTGGACTATGTGTATAACATAATGGCTATATCTAAGGGTTTATATATTTGTAGAGATAAGAGATTTGTTATTACGCATCCAGTAGGAAGTAGTTATGATCACGGACAAGCCACTTCAGAAATGAATAAATTTTTAAAATGCTTTAGTGACTTCTATGAAAATAATGGAATTTCTAAACCAGAAGTAGATAGAATATTCAAATTAATAAATCATCGTCGTGACGGAGGTAGTGTGGACATTAATGAACTATATGTACCCGCACACAACTGGCCCTATCATTTAATTAGTATTAATGATGATAGGATTAAAAATAAACAAAATATTCACAATATAATGCATGGTGGAGACTACCTTGGACTAGCCTGCTTAAATGGCAATGATAAATCATCACGCGATAAGTTTTTTTCAGACAACCCAGATTTTAAGATATCTTGGGAAGGATTTAAGGCAGGAGAGATTGGTAATTTTGCTAGTCATTTTATTGCCTGGAAGTACCTTATCAATTCATCAATGAATAGAATTTTAGTTTTTGAGGACGACGCGGTAGTTAGCGATGATTTTATTGAAAGAGTTTCTAATATGATGGAAAAACTTCCTTCAGACTGGGATATCTTTAGTATTTTTGTTCATCCTAATCAATACGATAGGTATAATGGTAATGATTCTGGAGATGTTGTTAAGGCTTATCAGGACTGGTCAACACTATGTTATGTTGTGTCAAAGTCTGGGGCTAGAAAATTATATGACTACGTTTGTAAAAATGGAATGGACTATCCAACAGATTGGTTTATATTCCGTCATGCAGATGAGCATAATTTTAATGTATTTACATTACACCCAGAATGTAATTTGCCAGTATGGATTGATGAAAGTCAACCATCCCTAGTTCAGAATACAGAAAAAATATGATACTAGGAGTACTTCCCGCTTCTGGAAAGGCATCAAGACTAGGAGGAATACCAAAATTTTGTCTGCCCATAAATGACAATCAAACACTTCTTGAGTGGCATGTAGATAGAATGAAAGAAGTATGCGATGATATTAGAATTTCTACTAGAGAAATGTGGCTACCAATAGTTGAGAGGTTCGACCTTGATGTAGAAATATTCATTGTTGAGCCATCAAGTATGGCTGATGCCATATTAAAAACTTGTGATAATAAATCGGATAAGGTTGTAATTGGGATGCCAGATACCTTTATATCAGGAAGCAAGGATAATTTTTACGGAAGAATGATAGAAAATGATTCTCAAGTAGTTCTGGCATCATGGGAATGTGATGAATTTTTAAAGGGTAAAGTAGGCCAAATAGAATCATTGGGAGATAAAGTATTAAGCATTATCGATAAGGATTCAAGTTGCCCGTTTGAAAGAATGTGGGGAGCGATATACTTAAATGAAACTGTAGAATTGCTAGACCCTAAGGAAGATGTTATAGGTGACCAGTTCAATTCTTGGATAAAAGATGGGGTAGTAACTACCCATGCTCCATGTTCTGGTAGTTATATTGATGCTGGTACTTTTAGTGGACTGAAAAGGATGTACTCTGAATTATGAAATCGTTAAAAGAATATCTGCAATCTGGAAGATTATCTTACTCACAAAATAACCAAGATTTATTAGTAACTTACTATTATGGTGATCGTCCAGGATTTTTTGTAGAGTTTGGTGCTATGGATGGTATAGAATTAAGCAATACTTTACTTTTAGAAAAATATTATGGATGGACTGGTATAGTAGCAGAGCCATTACCAATATTCTCTGATGAAATATCTAAAAACAGGTCTTGTAGTATTGAGTATAAGTGTGTATCAAATAAAAGCGGGGACGTTGTAGAATTTTATGAAACATCATTTCCAGCACTTTCAACAATTTCAGATTATGCATATAGTGATCATTGGGGAAAAACTAGAGAAGATCATGTAGTTCATAAAATTGAAACTGTATCTTTGAAAGACATGCTTAGTAAGCACAGGGCACCAAGTATTGTTGACTATTTATCAATAGATACTGAGGGTTCGGAATTTGATATTCTATCCGCCTTTGACTTTTCTACAAGATTTAACATAATAACATGTGAGCATAATAATTCAAGTATGCAAGAACCAATATATAAATTATTAACTTCATATGGATATAAAAGAATATATCCAGAGATATCAGCGTGGGAAGACTGGTATGTTCATGAAGATTTTATTTAATAAATTAAATATTAATGTAAGGATTAATTCAAGTCTTAGAGAAAGTAAACCACATGCCAAACATTAATACTGAAAAAGAAATCTCTAGAGTTTGCAAAGAAATAGAAGAATTACTTATTAAAAAGAATCGCGCCTATGGAAACTCCGCGCTTGACCCAGTAAGAATATTTTCACAAGCAAATCCTACAGAGCAAATTAAAGTTCGTATAGATGATAAACTTAGCAGATTTGCCAATGGCGGGGAGTTCCCTGGAGATAATGATATTGACGACTTAATAGGTTATCTGGTATTATTAAAAGTAGCGAATAGTGAAAACTGGAGATAGAATGCCACTTTATACATATTATTGCAAAGTATGCGATTTAGATCTAGAGTTAATTTCTAAAATTTCTGATAGAGATAGTCAGCGTTGTCAAGATTGTGGATATGAACTTCTCAGGAATTTAGATAGACCAGGGATGGTTTGGAGTCCAACAAGAAACGGTGGATTCTCTTTATGAGAAAATTTGAAAATATATACATACCAGATCAATATGAATCTAAAACAAGAATAGTTATTGCGGCATGGCTGTTGTACTTAGCATTACCAGTAATAGTTATGTTAGATATAATATCTATTTTATGCAATTCTATTATTTTTAAAATATCTGGCATCCCAAGAGTGGATAGAAAAAAATATATAAAACCTTTCTCTAGAATGAAATTGCCAGAGGCTACAATTTGGTATAAATTAGGTTGTGTTTATTGTTCATATGCAAATGGTGTAGCCTACTATTATAAAGATACTGTTATGAGTATAGAATTTCTATACTGTCCATGGAAGCAAAAGTGCAGGACTAAAATTCATCATCATAATTTTTTTAATGATTGGTAATCATATGCCTAAGAAAAAAATAAATAGAGAATATATCCCATACAGCATGAATGATAATATTCATGTATATTATGAAGTTGAATATTTAAAAGACGTAATTAAGCCTGGTGATAGAATTAAGTTCAAGCATATTCGTGGGGAGTTTACATTTATTCTTATGGCACATAATTCAGAAAAAGATGTTACTTGGATAGACTGTAGAAATCCTAATACTGGAGAATACAGGTCTTTCTATATTGATAGACTGAGCGGACTAGTAAGAGCAAAGAAGAGTAGAAGGAAGAAGCAACTTGTCAGAGATTGAACTTACTAGTTCTTTTGACCAAATGAATCTTGTCGTAGAAGAATTATTAAAGGGAAAGAATCCCACCGACATATCAAAGTTCTTGGGAATAAAAAGATCTCAGGTATTAGAACACATAGATACATGGAGAGAACTGGTATCTGGAGATAGTAGAATTAGGGAGCGTGCCAAGGAAGCCCTCGCTGGCGCTGATCAACATTATTCTATGATTATCCAACGCGCCTGGGAAACAGTAGATCAGGCAGATGCCAATCAACAATACAACACTAAAGCCTCCGCTCTTAAAATGATTGCAGATGTTGAACAAAAAAGAATTGATATGCTCCAGAAGGCTGGTCTTCTAGAGAATAATGAAATGTCTGCTCAACTTCTAGAGACAGAGCGCAAGCAAGAGATCCTTATGAACATTTTAAAGGAAGTAACATCCGAATGCAGTCATTGTAAAATGGAGGTCGCTAAAAGATTATCAGAGGTTACGGGCAAGGTAGAACCAATTGATTGATTTTAGTGACTTTATAGAAGCACTTGACGATGACAAGTTTGAGGAAACTCCAGCCACGATAGAGGAGTTTGTTACTGACAAGAAGTACCTAGACTTGCCTCCTCTTTCAGAATATCAATACAAAGCCATCAAGTCTATGACGCAAATTTATGATAAAGACACCCTAACTAAGTGGCTTGGAGAAGAAGAAGGAATAAAAAGATGGAACCAGACATGCAAGGAAGTGATTCTTCAGATAGGGAAAGGCGGGGGGAAGGACTTTATCTCTACTATAGGGTGTGCCTATGTTGTCCACCTCTTATTGTGCCTTAGCGACCCAGCCAAATATTATGGTAAGCCGCCAGGAGATTCAATTGACATTATTAACATTGCTATAAACGCTGTTCAGGCAAATAGGGTATTCTTTAAAGGGTTCAAGCGTATCATTGAAAAGTCGGCCTGGTTTCAGGGTAGGTATATCCCCAAGGCTAACAGTATTGAATTTGATAAAGAAATAACTGTTCATTCAGGACATTCAGAGGCAGAATCCTGGGAAGGGTACAACGTCCTGCTTGCTATCCTTGACGAAATTTCTGGTTTTGAACTAGAGAATACTACAGGCAGGCAGAGTCCAAAGACTTCTGCTGCTATTTATAAAATGTATAGAGCATCTGTTAACTCACGCTTCCCGGATTTTGGGAAAGTTATCATGCTTTCATTCCCTAGATTTAAGAATGACTTTATTCAGCAAAAATATAATGATGCGGTAGCAGAAAAAGAAACTGTAGTTAAATCTCATAGTTTTAAAATAGATCCAGACCTTCCAGATGGTCATGATGGTAATGAATTTACCATTGAGTGGGAGGAGGATCATATTGTTTCCTACGCTCTACCACATATATTTGCCTTGAAAAGACCTACCTGGGAATTTAATCCAACCAGAAAAATTCAAGACTTCACCATTGCTTTCTATGACGATCCATTAGATTCTCTTATGCGCTTTGCCTGTATGCCTCCAGAAGCAACAGATGCATTCTTTAAGTCCCGCGAGAAGATCGAAAAGGCTTTCAGCAGTCCCAAGTTTGCAGTAGATAGTAGTGGTAGGTTTGCAGAATGGTTCAAGCCAGAGGAAGGCCGTCAGTATTTTGTTCATGTTGACTTAGCCCAAAAACATGATAATTGTGCCGTGGCAATGGCTCATATTGAGGGTTGGGTGCAGATGAAGATCGCGGGGACAATGACAGAGGCAGCACCCAGGGTTATCGTGGACGCTGTAAGATATTGGCAACCAACATCTACTACTAGTGTAGATTTATCTGAAGTAAAAGATTACATTATTGAATTGCGCGAGCGAGGATTTAATCTGGGAGTGGTGACATTTGACAGATGGAATTCTCATGACATGATGCAACAATTAAAGCATTATGGAATTAATACTGAATTACTATCTGTGGCGAAGAAACATTACGAGGACATGGCCCTGCTTGTAACAGAAGAAAGAGTTTATGGCCCAGAACTTAAATTATTAATCGATGAATTATTGCAACTAAGGATACGCGGTGATAAGGTTGACCACCCTAGAAAGGGCAGCAAGGACTTGGCTGATGCCGTATGTGGCGCGGTCTATAATGCTATTGCTCGCTCTAGAAGAGATTCGCTACAAGAAATCGAAGTATATTCGTACGATATGCTTGAACAAGATAGCGAGGAAGAGATAAAATTAAGGATGGGTAGGAAACAAAATAGCGAACTTATCATCCCACCCGCTTTACAAAATGCTATTGACAGCATGGAAATAATTTAATATAGTAGTTGTTACGGGGCGGTGGCCAAGTTGGTGAAGGCGTCACTCTTATAAGGTGAAGATCGTGAGTTCAAGTCTCACCCGCCCTACGATTACAGATGGCAATATCTTAGGATGGTGTAGTTACATACAAATATCCCGTTATAGCGAGTCTGCCGTTGAGTGCGTTGAATTCGTTTCTAGCGTCTTTCGTGCAAAAAGGATTCGTCGCCATCTGTAATCCCACGGGATGTGGCGCAGTTTGGTAGCGCACCTGTTTTGGGAACAGGGGGCCGAAGGTTCAAATCCTTTCATCCCGACATGCAGACAATAATTGCAGTAGGAGCAATAACTCTAGCGATAGAGGTGTTTCTATTTTTTGTTCTTGTAAAACATGTTAAATATATAACATCATTATTTAATGAATATAAGAATTCAAATATTAAAAATGGCGATGTAGAGCAGAAAATAGAAATGTATCAGGATAAAGTAATTGAACTAGAAGATAAAAATAAAAAACTAGAGTTAGAAAATAAACTTCTACAGGAAAAAATAAGTAAGATAAATAAACAAATGAAGCAAATTAGCGATCATTTTAAACCAAACTGATATAATTAATATATGGAGGACTCCATGGAAACTGAAGTTCAGGAAGAAGTAAGAGTTCTTACCAGAAGCGATAGGTGTGATGCACCTAAATGTCCCGCTCAGGCGTGGGTTATCGCTAAGTTTGTAACTGGCGAGTTGTATTTCTGTGGGCACCACTTTGACAAGTACGAGGTTAGCATCATTCGTGATGCATACGATATTGTAGATGAAAGAGAATTTATCAATGCTAAATCAGAATCTTCTGCTTAGTAAAAGGGATAAAATAAAACTTGTTAGAGAGCGTGATGGATTTACATGCGCCATCTGCCTAAAGGATTTTAAGGCAAATTCTGACGTAACATTAGATCATTGGATTCCCCGTTCAGCGGGAGGATCAGAAGATGTATCTAATTTAAGACTTGCACATAAAAAGTGTAACGCATGGAAAAGTGATAGGATACCTAATGAAGATGGATCGATTCCTCCGCGCCCTCCAAGGGCTAATTATCAAGATCGAAGGCGGAGAAAGCAAGAAATATTAGAAAGCCTCTGTACCGACTGCTATGATGGTAGGCTGCTATTGCAGGGAGAAACATGTCCATACTGTGGATCTCCAGCGGGTCCAGAAGATTGGCCCCATTGGGCAAAAAAACCAGCAAATAAGTGTGATCATACCCCGCCAGAATGGTGCTGGGCATGTTCTATAGGAATAGTTGACCGAAAACCAGTATTTCTGGTACTATTAGAAGGTAACTAGATAGTCCCTGATGGTGTAATGGTAGCACAAATGACTTTGGATCATTTAGTTTTAGTTCGAATCTAGATCGGGGAGCGGGAGGGTATTATGCCTTGGAAAGTACAAAGAAACTTTGGCGATTGCAATGGATATGCAGTAGTCAAAGAAGGAACAAACGAAATTGAGGGTTGCCATGCAACTCGCGCAGAGGCAGAGGCACAACAACGTGCGCTTTATGCTTCTGAAAATAAGTCAGACTCCGTATGGGACGGCGCATTTATTGAAAAGGGATACAATTGACACGCGATAAGATTATTGAAAGACTTAAGGCAAAGAAGATGAAAAGTTCTGCTTCATCTGCTGAAATTAGTTCTTTTATTGCAGGATGGAATCAGGCAATTAAAGAGGCGATTGATCTTTTAGAAAAAGATTAATCTCTCGCGAGTGTGGTGTAGAGGTAACACATCTGCCTTCCAAGCAGTTATCGCCAGTTCGATTCTGGTCACTCGCTCATGAAATTCCTACCTGATAAATACAAGGCGGGTAAAGTAGTTGAAGAAAACTACACCCATTATTTTATATGGGACGATTCAGATAAACAAGTAGTTGATGGAATGTGCCATTCTCCAGGGATAGAAGTAATGGTTATTCATCCAAAAACTAATTATTTTTATTCTGAAAACTTTTCATCCTGGGAAAGAATGTTCAGCGCACCAGAATTTCATCATGATTATGGCAAGTGCGGCGGAACCGGAGTGATAAATAATCAACTACCATTATTCAACATACATCAAACATTTTCTTTCTGGAAAAGAATGTACGCCAATAATAAATTTGATCATTACATAATGACTTTAGTTGGAGTAAGTCTATTAGAGTTTAGAATAAGTAGGAATACGACTATATGCCTAGATAAATCACAATCTAAAAAAGTTCAACATTTATCTAAATTGTATTCTAAATCCGGTCTAGCACCAGACCCAGTAAAAGTTCTTCTTAATGAAGAAGATGAAAAATTCGACTACGACAGTTTTGAAATAAATTTTGAAATAGAAAAAATAGAATATATAGATGACATTTTATTATTCAGAGGAGAAATGTTGTCTAGGTATGAAATAAAAAATGCTATAGATGGAAGAACTGATTTACCTAGATTTTTGAGGCAGATAGAACTTAAAAGTCTTGACCCATCAGATATTGTATGTGATAATCAATTATCGTTGTTCTAGTTGGCCCCAGTAACTCAGAGGATAGAGTGTCGGACTTCTAATCCGTTGGTCGCAGGTTCGAATCCTGCCTGGGGCGCTTATGGAAGTATGGCAGAGTGGTTATTGCAACGGTTTGCTAAACCGTGATCGGTTAATACTGATCCATAGGTTCGAATCCTATTACTTCCGCACCACTTATGGCGTGTGGCGCAATGGCAGCGCAATCGGCTGTTAACCGATGGGTTGTAGGTTCGAATCCTACCACGCCAGCCAAGCCGGATAGCCCCCAAGGTGGGGGAGCGGTCTGTAAAACCGTCGCCTAAGGCATGGTTGGTTCGATTCCAACATCCGGCACAAAATACTAAATGATATACTTTTTATATGTACCCATGTCTTATAGATGTTTTCACTCCAGATGAGTGCCTAAATATAGTTAATAAACTTGACAGTATGAATGAATATTGGACTTATAGATGTAGCAATGGTCCAAGTTCTACATATACTTTAGGTGCTGCCACCTATCAAGATAGTAATAATTTAGATAATTATTATAAATTATCAATTAGTACTAATGAAATTATATTAAGCACTTTCAAGGAAGAATTTGAAAGAATATTAGAAGTTTTAAATAGGGAAGTCGGACCATCTGAGTTAGAATATGATTTAGCAGTACCAGGGTTTAACATATTCGTTAATGATAGTGAAAAACAGTTTTCTCTCCTCTCCCTTGGAGATGTAATAACTCATACAGATTTTGTAGATGATGCACATGATCAAATTTTTCAAAAAAAATATAAAAATATTAATCATGATGAAAAAATTTCCTTTACTCTATCACTAGAATTGCCAAGAGGGGGGAGCGGGATAAGCGTATGGGGAGATTCTAGTTTAGATAAGTATGACCATGACCAAGAATTTAGTAAAATAATTAAAAAAATAGGATATTACAATAATAATAAGCCCAGTATAGTTAATTATTATGTTGGCAAAGCATTCATTTTCTCTGGAAGATATCCACATCAAGTAACTCCAACAGTTAAATATTATTTAGGAGATAGAAGAATTACTATCCAAGGACATGCAATAAATTGCGATGGTAAGTTTAGGTGGTTTGTTTAATTATGTTAAATAATATATTGATAGCGATGGCTGGTCAGGATGAAAATTTTATATCCCAAACTGTAGAGAGTTGCCTAGACAACGCAATATTTCCAGATAATATAAATTTTTCTATAGTGGATCAAAGATCTGATGGGAACTTTGCAAAATTACCAGAGAATAAAAATATAATTGTAAATCAAATTTTAACCATGCCCAGGGGCGTTGGGTATGGAAGATCTCTATCCATACCAAAAAAAATAAAAGAAAAATATGTTTTAAGCATTGATCCTCATATGGTATTTTCACCTGGATGGGATAAGGAACTTCTAGATAGATATATTGAAGTTAAAAATAAATTTAATCAGGATGTAGTAGTATCTCAACATCTTCCATGGTCAACTATAGTTGATAATAAATTAGTAATACATGAAGATGTTGTGCCAGGTGAGGCATATAGTTTGTTTTTTAATGGCATATTTGTAGACGCAAAGCCAATACCCAAGAATTTAGATTATGTAGAACAGGAGGCTCTATGCGGGTACTATTTATTCTCAGGAAGATCTGTTTTTGAAGAAGTTAGATTTGACCCACGATTATTTTATTTCTCAGAAGAATCAGTACTTTCTTTAAGATTAATATCTAGAGGACATAAATTAGTATCATTAAATTATAATCCTATGTTTCATTTAGAAAAAGTATTAACTAAATCAGATTCTGACTGGAGAAATAGAATAAAAATAGAATCAGTAAAAAGAGACATAAAAATATTCTATGAAACATTTTCAGGGGAGTACTTTGGCGAGTGGGGCGCTAAGGATTTAGATAGTTTAGAAAATTTTAAAAATAAAAATGGGATATCTATGGACCTACTTTTGAGTAAAATAAATTATTCAGAAGAATTTGGCGATAAAAAAGAATTCCTTCTAGGAACAATTGATGGAATATTTAATAATACAGATGTATGGACAGCAATATACGATATAGTGCTTAATACTATAAAAAATAATGAAAGATAGAATGAGCACGGTGGTATAATATATATTATGGACCTGTATGATGAATTGACAGAAGAAGAAAAAGCATATCACGATGCAATGGTTTCTATTGCAGAAAGATTTGGCCCGTTTGACCAAGGAACATCTAGTATTTGGGTTGGATACGAGGGTCCAGGAGATAATGAAGACGCACAAATCGGAGTTAAATGCTCCAACTGCTCTCTACATATTGAAAGAGAAGATGGGCAACTAGGATGTGCTATTCTTTCTTACTTAGTTCATCCAGAGGGCAAATGCCGACTTGCAGCCATCCCAGACGGATATGTTAATGCATCAATGGATGATGAAGATGATGATCCAAGTGACGATGATGATATGATGGGCAAATTCTGGGGCGGATCTTTTTTTAAATGAATAATGTAATTACTACCGAAACTATTAAGCAGGGTGGCGGAGGAATTACTAATCCAGAACATAAAGATGGCAAAATAAATATTGGTAAATCTCCACTTAAAGTACGTCGTGGCAAGAAGTAATGTTTACATTTTACTGTCTCGTTAAGCACAATGGTAACTACTACCTCAGACCTTACATTACTTTGTATAATAATATGATTGAAATAGTAAATTATCCAAAATCGTTGACCATATCGTAATATTCCCGTATAATAGAATTCATGTTGCCGCCACAAGGAGGTCAATATGACGACAATAAACCGATTTGGTGCTGCATTAGTATCAACAGTAACAGTATTATCAATGGTACTAATCTCTCCAAACCTGGCGTATGCTAAGTCTGCGCCTTTGGCGGAAGGTACAGTAAACCTTGCCACCGCTGATGCATTAGAAAGAAGGGCAATAACAGATAGAAACTGGACTTTGCCATCTAATTGTAATGATAAGCAAGCAAAGATGTTGTTTAAGTCAGGTTTTAATAGACCTGGGATGCTTAGAGGAGCCTGGGCAATTACCTGGCGTGAATCTAAGCATGAATCATTAGATGAATCTAGCAGATGGTTCACAGGTGCTCTGGGTACTTGGCAAATTCAAACAAGTGCCTGGTCAGGAAAACCCTGGTGGTCTAGGGATAATATGCTAGACAAAGAAAAGCAATCAGAAATTGTAAGGAAGCATTTCCTTAATGATGGTATGCATAATTGGGGATATGGTTATTCGTTTAAGAATGACTCATGGTATGAGGATGCAGGAATGTATTATTCACTATGGGGTTCTGGACTAACGTATTCATGGGTAATCGCACCGTTCAATACTGGATGGTCGTTGTTTCCAAAGAAGTGTACACCTGAAAAGATTTAAATGATAGAATTATATTCTAGGCGCAAATAAAATTGCGGCAACAGCCTAGGATCGCCTCAGTAACTCAGTTGGCCAGAGTATCCGCCTTGTAAGCGGAAAGTCATCGGTTCGAATCCGATCTGAGGCTCATGGATTATAGTAATGATGAAATAGAGCAATTCATGGTCTATTTAGAAGAAGAAGGCGTCCTTGAGTGGGTAGGTATGACTTCAGACGGAGAAAGAACATTCGTCTTCAACTTTGAAAAAATGCATGACATGTTCCCAGAACTATATCTTGCTATAACAGAAGAATTAAATAATGAACTAATGCATCTTTATGAACTAGGATTTGTAACTATTGAATATAACACAGAATTAGTGCCAAAGTTTAAGATAACTGATGCTGGAAAGCAATATTTAATTGATAGTGGCATTCCTATGCCGGAAGAGTGGGGCTTGGATGAGTAATATTTTAACCAAGTATTATATTAAAAAATTGGGATACGAAGTAGAAGAAGTCGCACATAGAATATTTTTAATTAAAAATTTTATAACTAATGAAGAGTATAATGAACTAATTTATCTGGCAACTTCAGCCACAGATGATGAGTGGAAAGATCATTACTTAGATGGTGCAATAAAACTTGCTGAATTAAAATTTGGAAGAACGGATATAGATAATTTAGTTAAAGAAGGTCTATATGAAATAACAGAGGATTGGGCAGACAAGAATCTAAAAATATCTCATCTAAAAATTGCAGAGATATTAGATAAAAGATTGCAAAAATTATTTGATTTTAGGACGGACCTTCTTTTTAATGGATGTGGAACTATTCAAAGGCAATACGAGGGAGTGCCACTAAAAGATCATGTAGATAATCATACTGATCCATCATTAGAATATGCAGCAGTACTGTATCTTAATGATAATTATTTCGCTGGAGAAGTATATTTTGTAAATCAGAATATAGAGTTAAAGCCAGATAGCCGTTCCTTATTAATATTTCCAAGTACTGAGGGTTGGAGACATGGAGTTAATCCTCCTGGTCCTGGACCACATCGTTATGTTCTCCCGTCGTTTGTATCTAGGAAAGATTTCTGGGAAATAAATAAAGATAATGGATATAATGTAGATAAGACATTAGAAGATACAAATTTTAAGGAGTAATCATGGACAATCGTAATGTCATTGATTATTACAAGCAATGGGAGACTGATCAAATTAAGGCTGATCTAGATACCCGCCGACTTCCTTTTATCGTGGGCTTTGAGAATATTTCAGGTGACTTTAATAAGGCTACAGGAATTAGGAATGCTAATGCATTTATGGCCAAAGAATGCTGGATTGTTGGAGCCAAGAAATGGGATAAGCGTGGTGCTGTAGGAACTCAACACTACAATCACTTAAAGTATGCTCCAAGTCTAGATAATATCTATCTTCATGAACCACAAGTTCGTGGTGCCAGGTGGGTGGCGATTGATAATGTTCCAGGTGCTATTCCAATTACCTCATATGAATGGAAGCCAGAAACTTTTATGATATTTGGCGAAGAGCAAAGGGGACTTAGCCCGATGGCCTTAGGCATGGCTGACGATATTGTCTACATCCCACAACTTGGAAGCGTTCGTAGTCTAAATGTTGGTACTGCAAGTGGTATTGTTATGTATGACTATGTGACAAAATTGGGCATGGTATAATTAATTGTGGCTGAAAAAACATACACACCAACAGATGGTATGGCCTCTGCAGCACGCAGAGCCTTAAAGTGGAAAGAAGAGGGCAAGCGCGGTGGAACAACCGTAGGACTTGCCAGAGCAAATCAATTAGTAAAGAAAGAGCAATTGTCTCAGAGTACTGTCATGAGAATGCATAGTTTTTTCTCAAGGCACGCTGTTGATAAAAAGGCTACTGGATTTAATTCAGGAGAAGAAGGTTTTCCCAGCCCAGGTAGAGTTGCCTGGGATTTATGGGGCGGAGATGCGGGAGCATCCTGGTCTAAACAGAAAAGAGATCAAATAATGAACGAAAGAATGAATAAGTCAATCTGGTCTGGGGTTTTCTTCCCAGCAGATGAGCCAGAAACAATGACTCTGATTGAAGAGGATATTGAAGATGCCCCACTAGATACTGCTGAAGTGGTGGATACCGGATTTGAAGTAGATAGAGAAGATATTTCTCAAGATACTGATATAGTAAATGAAGTTTCAGATACTCCAGAAATAGAAAATGTTAAAGTAGAAGATCAGGTAATTGAGAATGTTGATTCTACAATAGAAGAAGTATCAGAGGAACCAATATCACAAGATCCAGTATCAGAAGAACCTGTGGCTCAGGAAACAGAAGTAGCAGAACAATAAACAATTAGGGAGCAGCGGTGAGAGTTCTTATTGCTGGCAGCCGTAATTGGGTTGATTACAACGAGATAATGCGTAAGATGACTGTAATTCTAGATGAATGGGTTTCCTCTAATCCATCAGATAGAAAGATCACGTTTGTCCATACAGCATCATCTCCTGCCGAAAATATGATTACTGAATATATAGGTAAGGTAGAAAAATTAGTAAGTCAGAAGGGATACTCTATATCTGAACAATTGTTTAAGCCAGGTAGAGGAGAGCAATGGCAGGGAAGAGTATCTATAGATGATGTTTCTAAGATGAAAGTAGACAAGGCAATAATGTTTATCAGGGACTCTTGCAAAAAGACCCATAATATTGCTAATATTACTAGTGCAATGGGTATTCCTACGGATATTGTGAAAGGGTGATGATGATGCCAAAAGGAGATCTTTTCTCGTCTATCGCGTCGTGATCAGAACTATCTTGATCTAGCACTAAACGCAGCACAGTCATCTGACTGTAGAATGAAGCATGGTGCAGTTATTGTTAAGGGTGGAAGAGTTATTAGTATTGGTATAAATAAAAACCGAAACCATCCCACCGTGGTTTCATCAGAACACATTAAGACGCATTGCTCTGTACATGCAGAGATTGATGCATTGCGTAAGGTAAAGAATCCTAAGGGTGCCACAATTTATGTGGCAAGAGTAAATAGGAAGGGTCAGGATAGAATGTCCAGACCATGTGACCGCTGTCACAATGCAATCCGTGAGGCGGGTATTAGAAAGGTTATTTATACATGAGCGATCTATCTAACATAGAAATTATCCTAGATGGTATTAAGGATGAACTGCTTCGAATTCGTAAGATTATGGAGCGAGAAGAACAAAGTAAATCAATGATTCTACAGAAAGTGAATAATGAAAACTTTAACACTAAATTACTCTGATGCACATGACTTCGTGGCCAAGAACAGCCACCGTGGTTATTTCTGGGACGGATGGAATATCAATAGATGGGTTCCAAATCCATCTGGGTACATGTCTCAGGATGGTGAGTTTCGTCATGGTAAGTGGGGTATGAAATTTACATTCCCCGTAAATAATGACGGGTCATGGAAAGTAAAGGTCCCAGCAAATGTCGAATATAATTGAGGAACTAGGACTAGATCCAGATAATGTAAAATGGTATCAATTAGCAGCATGTTCTGGTGCTGATATTAATATGTTTTATGATGACTATGAGACAGATAAATTCTTAGCAACACAGGTAGATGAGATGTGTTTGCATTGTCCAGTCATATCACAATGCTATAATGAAGGTATAAGTAATAAAGAAAAAGGGGTCTGGGGAGGTATCTACCTAGACCTTGGAAGAGTAGACAGAGAAAATAACTTACATAAAACTCAAGAAGTTTGGGACAGGTTAAAGAATAGTCATGGGTCAAGTATTCTACACAAAAGAGATGGCTAAGGCTGTCAGAGAAATCAAGGCTCCCTATAAAAATGTTAGGCTAGACATTATGAAAAGGCCCAACTATATAGCGCTTGTCATTCATGAGAACAACATCATGGAGTTTGGTCAGGAGCAAAGAATGAATATCATGGAATATTTATTGAAAGTAAGATCCATGATTCAATCATTCGGGGTCAGATGTGAAATAGAAGGCATAAAGTATGACAAATAAATCTATAAAACATTTTTATGTTTATGTTGTAGATGAGCGGGTCTACGGTACTGTGTCTAGCCTTGGGGCACATGCTAGCCGTGTAAAATATGAAAAAGATGGAATACATTATGACGTTTTAATGTTAAATGAAGACTTGTTATTTGTAGATGAATTTTCTATTGGTATAGAGGAAGAAGAGATTTAATGAGATGCTATTCGTGCGATCAGCCGAAAAATGAATTAAACCCTAAGAAGTCAGCCCTGCTAGGACTTAATTTGCTTCTTTGTAAAAAATGTATAGAATTGAAATACGAACCTCGCTGGATCATAATTTTGGCTGGCAGGAAGTTTGGTTCAGATTCAGTAAGGGATTATGTAATTAAACATAGATATGTCGGCAAAGAAATATCAGCGAGTGAACTCATCTCCTAGCATAAAATGCGAAGATATAGTATCTGAAATAAATAATTTAGTAAAAAAAATAAAATCTGGGACTGCTACGGTAAAAGATTTACAAATTTGTGAAAAACTTACAGATACACTACAGAATGTACTGAAAACCTTTACAGACATAGACGCCTTTGATACATGGGTTGCTAAAGAAACAATAGAAATGTCTCGTTATACATGTAAAAAATATGGACAACTCCCCATGAATGATAAAATATAAATATAATATTTACTGGGGTGGATACTCATTTTATCTGATGCTGTGATAATAGCCCTTATAGGTCTTGCAGGAACTATATTTACTGGGGCTATAGTAAAGTACTTTGACTATAGATTAAATAGAATAAGACACGACTTTGACGAGCGTGTCCAAATCAGGTCTGATAATGTAGAAGATCTAAATATTCTAAAACAAGAGTTAGAGAAAAGAAAAGAAGAGATTAGAATACTTGAGAATGAATTAGATGAGTGGAAGGGTAAGTATTATGAGATACTTGAACACCTTATTGAACTTAGGGGAAAATTAAATGGTAACTAGAATTGTTGGTTTACTAGTATTGCTTGCATGTCTAACAGTTTCTTTGCTAAGGGGTCTAGGTGTGATGGACGGGGATTTTATTATTCCATTACTACTTCTTAGCCAATTAGTTATTTTAGGCTACTTGGTACAACTAGTACAAATGCTTGCCAAGGACATTCTGATAAGATATACTAGTAACAGTACGAAAACAACAACGACCAATCTACATACCTGGAACTAATATGACATGTATTTCTGCACTATCATATAACGGTAAAGTTTGTATGGGTGGAGATTCTGCTTCAGTAGATGAAGATTCTTCTTTAGTATCTTCTAGAAAAGAACCAAAAGTATTCATAAAGAATGGGTACTTGCTAGGCTACGCTGGAAGTTTCAGATTTGGAAAAGTTCTCCAGCACACATTTAGTCCTCCAAAACTTTCTGATGATGATGTAGATAAGTTCTTAAATACTACATTTGTAAATGCTCTAAGAGAATGCTGTGAATTAAATAAAGTAGACCCTGGATCAGAAGAAGATTCATCAGAAATGCTTATAGGCGTGGCAGGCAGGGTATTTGAATTTTGCAATGACTGGCACTTTGGCGAGGATATTAATAATTTTAATGCTATTGGATCAGGAACAAAGTTCGCACTAGGATCTTTATATTCTACTAGACGAATCAAGTCTCCTACTGCTAGAATACAAATGGCGCTTGAATCTGCGGAGAGATTTTCTCCATCTGTAAGAGGTCCGTTCACTATATTGGAGTTGTAATGCTAGATGCCAGAGGTCTTCCGACCCCAGAGTGTCCTAGTTGTGGTAGTTGGTTGCTTAAAGTAACCCTTAATTTCGATGAAGAATATAACATATGCTCGTATTTACTTGAAGGAGAGTGTGCCATGTGTGGCACACTTCTTACTGTACCTACCCCACTAGACCATCCAGATTATGAGGAGATGTTGTGAAAACAGCAGTCATATTCGACATGGACGGCACGCTTGCAGATGTGTCGTCTATTCGTCATTATCTAACAAAATATGATGAAGGTAAGCGCAGAGTTATTAAACACTTTGATAACTTTCATGCTGAATCAGTTAATGTTCCCCCGCATAGTCATGTAGTAAATGCTGCTCAGATTGCACATATGCTAGGACACGCGGTGCTGGTTGTTACTGCAAGAAAGCATATGTGGAGAAACCATACGGCATGGTGGCTTGCCATGCATGATGTTCCTAGCGATATGCTAATGATGCGCGGGGATGAAGATAACCGCAAAGACTATGAGGTCAAGAAAGATATGCTTGACACGCTCCGTAAGGCATACGATATAATTCATGCATGGGATGATAACCCAAGCATTATAAAACTATGGAAAGAAAGTAATATTCCAACTACAGTAGTTCCAGGATGGGAGTAACAATGGACGGAATTGATGACTACTTTGAGATGAAGTTTCAGGATAGATATAATGACTCTCAGTACTGAGTACGAGAAGAAGGCTATGCACTTTGCCGAAATTGGAATTTATGCAGCCGCACAGGTGTTTGCTACACTAGCCCTCGCAGCCGCAACTAGAGAGAGTAATTCATAACATGCAAGTTTTTCTACCAGAACATACTTACCGAGATTGTGCCCAGGCATTAGACCAAAAACGTTTGGTTAAGCAGTTGCTTGAGGGTAGGCAGATTCTTGCAGCACTTGCTGGTCAAACTAGGGGTTGGGTAAACCACCCTGCCACTCGTATGTTTAATGGATACGAGGGAGAACTTGTATCTTATCTATTGCAAATCAAGATTGAAATGGAACAGCGCGGCTACAAGTGGGAAAATAACTGGGACACTATTACTGATACATGGACCAAATACTTTAAGCCCAAGCACGGAGTAGCCATTGAACTTCCTGACTATTTAAAGCCAGGGCATCCAGATAACCTTAGACTTATTATTACACATCGTGGTAGACTATATGAGAAAGCGCCAGAACTGTATCCACAGTATCGGCATGAGTCTACTATTTACCGCCAGTATGTTTGTTGTGATAGGTGCAATTACTACTGGCCTACCCACCCCAAGGAGGATAAGACTTGTTTAATAACGTCAGAGTCGTTGAAGGCTCAGAGCGCGTAAGCACTAACAATCTTAATTTTACCCAATTTACAGAGCCAGTAGAGAAGCCATGGCTGCCGTTCTATGTTACATCAGACGAATTTTTTGAAATTTTGCGAGTGGCATATGAGGATTCGTATGGTAAAGATACTGGTGTATGGCATCCAGAGGATATGTACGTCAATGTTTCTGTAATTCTAGAGACAGTAACTAATACTCTGTCTAATATGTCACGAATTCGCAGCGGAAAGCCGTTGAGGGGAATTAAAGAGTCATGACAGAAGTGCAGTATGTAGCAAATGCTCTTTTAGAGTCATGGTTCCCCAAGCGTCACTCAGATAAAGAATGGCTTAATAGTGATGATGGTCAAAACTGGCAGGAGATAGCCATCCTAGACGCTACAATAGCCATAGATGCCCATTTGAAATGGCAGCAATTAAATGGGGACGACCTTAAATAATGTACGTTAAATGCTGGCAATGCTCAGAAAGTATTGATACAATTTCAGTAGAGAAACAGTTCTACAGTAATGTAATCAATGATCTGCGCGGGATGCTCTGCAAGAGTTCCATGGGAGATTCCTGCGATCTTGATTGGCGGCATGAAGATTGTAGAGTTATTTCAGCATTAATAAAACACTATAAGGAAAAAATATGAAGGCAAATGACCTAGAAGATATTGTAAGCAGGGTATCTTTAGAGTACTTCCAGTATAAGAATCCAGGATTCTCTCCAGCAGAGAACCCTAATACTGTACACACTTGCATTGACGATACAGCATTTATTATTAATAAATTTATTAAATATTTTAATGAAGCAACGGAGGCAGAATTAAATGGCAAATGACAATAATGAAGATCTACTGAGAGATCTTAATATTGCCAGTCAGGATGTAAAGAAGGCAACTCCTGGTAAGTCTGGCGAGGGAGCAGAAAAGAAGTACGGTCAAGCATATGCTGCCTGCGTTAAGGCTGGCATTAAGCCACTTCTTAAGCGCAAGTACCGTTAATGAAAAGCCCTTGCACTAGTAGCAAGCATTCTGAATACACATGCCTCATAAAATGGGGAGTAAGCAGTAAGAAGTTTGCAGTAAATAAATGGTGTAAGGAATGCATACAGCACCATTCCCACACTCATCTCGTACAGGAATATCTAGCCACGAATGAGCGCGAAAAAGAGAACCATAATATCGATATTGAGTCTAAGCCGCGACGCGGCAGGAAGAAGAAGGTGGCATGAGAAACTTTGCCATTATCACAGGAAGATGGACTGGTGTATGGGCATGGGTCTGGTATGCTGATGTAATGCATGAATCAGATAATGTGCCATATACGTCATTTAATGCACTCTCTAGACGCGGGGCATTAAGAAAGGCTAAGAGATACATTAGAAGGCTTACCTCTCCCATAGAGAATAAGCAGGCATTTATTTATGCATATGATGAATCGACATTTAAATTGGAGAAGATAGATGTTTAGTTTTGTAGGAGATGCGGTCAATACTATGGTCGATAAGGTCATTGATTGGGTAGTTCCATTGGATAATTTTGGCCCACTCACAGATGACGATGAAGTGAATTGGTGATATAATAATATTATGATAGTTTCAAAGACATATGAATTCGAATCAGAATTCCCCATCACACTCAATCAAATAATTTCTGCTACTGATTTCAACAATGTATATATCCAGAATCTCTCACATGAATTAGATATCTATATTGGAGATGAGACTGTATCTGGAAGCAACTATGGGATAAGAATGACCCCTCTTCTTATGTTATATCTACCATTTATTGACATAAATCAAAATCAGAACATGCATATCATTGGAAGTCCAGGTGCAAAATTCTCAGTCTTTGGGTGGTACGGAATCCACCCAGTATTCAACGCCTTTAATTAAGGAATACCCCAACTTTCTTTCTTCAGAAGAATTGGAATTAGCAGTAAAGTATTTTGATCTCGTAGAAGAATTTAATCTATGGGATCAATCTACTATGCCTTACTGGGACAAAAGGATCTACGAAATTAATCACATGCTAGATCATTTCTCAGATAGGAAAGCCTACGCCACCATGGTAAACATACTGCTGAGAAAAAGAGATATCATTAACGAATTTGATACTCGTAAAATTAATTCTGACAGTATGAAGTTTATGAAAATGGTGGATGGAGAAGGTCAGGCCATTCATGCCGACAATGCGGAACTAAATGGAGGACCCCCTATCGCCCCCTGGAGGGTCTATGCGTCCCTAATATATTTAAATGATACATATGAGGGCGGTCAAACATTTTTCGAGAATTATGGCATAGATATAGAGCCAGAAGCAGGAAAGTTACTGGTATTTTCATGCGATATAGATCATGCTCATGGTGTCAGAATAGTGAGGTCAGAAATGAGAAAGACCCTCATCTCATTCTGGGGATATGAGAGCGTAAATAAGATGTATAGGTTGAAAGATGACAGATAAATACTTTAAGAAGGTCAATGCTCCATCGGAGCATGTGTCTAAATTCTTTACTGAAGATAGACTATCTAAATTGGATTGGCTCAACGTTCCTGGATATCAGGGAATTGAAGTTCCTAGACCCATCTATATGAAAGAGAAATTCTTTCAGTCTCTGGATGAAAAGTACGGGGTATCTGGATGTGCCATATTAAAATTCAGTCCTATGATTGCATACACCTGGCATAATGATAGCGATAGAAATGCCACCATTAATATGCTTCTCAATCCAGGGCATCACAGTCATAGCATGTTCGGAGAACATGGAAGTGAATGGCACAAGGAACTGATCGAATTGGTATATGAACAGGATCACTTCTATCTATTCAATACTCAGCATACACATGAGGTTATTAATCTAGATCATGTGAGATATCTTTTTACTGCTCGTATCACGGCTGACCCAACTTATGAGGAATTGCTAGAATGGGCGGTGGCTAATGAATGGGTCTCATAAAGTATGGATTATTCCTTGTAGGTTTATACACAATCACCTATACTATAACCAAGATCATCTTGAGGATGAACAAGAAGCAATATAACATTACACACTACTATCCACAGAATGCGATAAATGTATGAATCAAAATAGGTACGGAGCGGTAGGCTCAGATTGTCTAACTACATTTCTGGGCGGGTGCTTTACGATTACCCTTATCAGTATAGTAGTAATAAGTATACTAGGATGGATCTTCACATGAGTCATAAAGAAACAATAGGTATTGCTATCTATTCACTAGGCTGCATTATTGCTGCTATTTGTCTAGGAGAATTGCTGCGATTTGTCTACTAAATACACAATTGCTTGTGGATAAGTTGTGGACAATATGATACAAAATGTGGATAAGAGTATATAACTATTTGAAAAATATATTAGGTGTAATGGGGCACTATACCCCCTCCCTCGTAATGTCAAGAAAAATGGGGCATTTTTATAATATATTTACCAAATATGACCACATATTATTTAATTCTGTTTAATTCTAAAAAATTCCAGCAAATTTTGGGGTCCTTCGTAATATGCCCAAAGTTATCCACAACCTGTGGATAATATGTGGGCGGGATGTGTATATGTATCCTAGTATAGTATGTATAGTATAGGGGAATACATCATATACCCCACCTGTGGATAACATGTGTATAAAAATATATCGCAGAATCGTAAAAAATTCTGCGATTTTTTCATGTCCGTCGTAATGTCTAATTTGTAAAATATAAGCGCCCATACCCGCTGTGGATAAAATTGTGGATAACTGTCAAAAATTCTGCGAAATTTTTAAGTTCTTCGTAAAGGGGTATTTTTTACTACGCGGGTAAGATCTTGGCCGCGCCAAGCGCGGCTGTCAAGCCACCCTGACGGCAGATGCGGGAAGTAGTGCCTTCATTGCGCGATATGAGAAATAATCATCCTCTACCCATTCTGACTCTGGCTTATCCTTAAGATCATAGACTGGCTTCCAGAAGTTTGCCCACTCTGGGTTATCCACCTTATACTCCCACGGCCTGCCAGAATATGATTCTGTGTATACTAGAACCTTCTGCTGCTCACGCAGCAAATGCAGATCATGTGGGCGGGACTTGAGAATGCTTCTGCCAATCTCAGCAGGAGTCATACCCTCATACTGAGAGAAGTTATCTGGGTCAATCTGTGTCCATGTCATATCTCTACTATACACCCGCCCTCTGACATTGTAAAGAAAAAAGATGGTGGCTGCTAGGAGTTTTCGAGGCTCCTGCTTTAGTTAACGACTAGGGCGTCCCCTGATAGCCGCACCACCCACCTATTTAATTATTCCAGTATTGTAGCACTTCTACTTTTTGTACGTCAAGCCCAGGCTTGATGTTCCTAAGAGTCAAAGCCTCTTCGAATGAATGACGGAGAATATCGGCTCTCATAGTCTTCCCAAGTTCCTCTATTATCTGCACTTCCACCCTCAAATCCACGACCAGGGTTGTAGTCGGGTAGTTCTTCATAGTCACTCAGCACCTCGTTTACGATACGCGAACCAAGTTCGCCAATTACGGGATCACCAATGCCATAGCGATGTTCGACC